GTGGCCCTCAAAATCAATTTCAATAAGGCAGCACTGACAGAGCTCGTGTGCCCTCCAGGTAAAGCCGAGATCGTGGTTTATGACACCGAAACTAAGGGACTTGTAATCAGGGTTACAAAGGCTGGCGGAAAGACCTTCTTTGTATACCGAAAAGTTCGCGGCAAAGATCGACGGGAAAAGCTGGAGGCCTTCTGCCCCAAAAACACCAAACTTCCCCTTGTACGCGAGAAGGCACTCAAGACATACGCCAACTTCGACGTCATCATTGATGCGAAGGAAGCAAAGACACTGCGAGAAAGCGTGACAGTGGGCATGGCATTTGAGTGCATGCTCTCTCGTAAAGTGAAGCTCACTCAGACGACAGTGGCCGACTACAACAGAACGTTCAAAAACTATATCCAGCCGCTTTATGGTGATCGCCCCCTCTCCAGCATTACAAAAGATGATGTTCTCAACCTGCACGCCGAGACTACCAAGCCTGCAGTAAGACCTAACGGTCGTGTTACAGCCCCCAGGGAGCGTTCGGCAAACAAAGCGGTGTCGTTGCTGGGGAGTATCTTCTCGTTCTCTATCGCTTTTTACGCGGACGATATTGGGCATCGTATTTATACGTACAATCCTGTCGACATCATGACAACCATCAAGACTTGGCACGAAAATAAGCGAGATAAAATCCGAATCAACCCTAATGAACTCAAAGCCTTCATTGACGGTTGCATCGATATCGCTGACACACCCCCGCTGCGTGATGTGCCAACATCATTTAAGAGCGTATCTGCCGCGATCCTGTTTATGCTTTTCTCGGGAGTTCGCCCTGGTGAAATTGTGAAGATTCGTCGCAGCTATGTCTGTCACAAAACGCGCTCTATCATTTTTCCCAAGCGCAACAAGTCGAACGAAGAAGACACTCTCAAGAACGGGCATGAGTTCCATCTGGTTCTGAATGACTCTGCATATTGCCAGCTCATTTACGCGATGAAACACTCGACTGGCGACTATGTGTTCTCAGGTGTTCAACAAGACAAAGTCAGTGAGTCCAATGTCCGTGACTTCCTCACTCGCCTTTCTCTGATCATCAATAAGCACTTGCCCCGGAAAATCCTGCGCGCAAGCTTCATCTCTATTGCTGAGCGTGCTGGGGTCGGTGCTTTTTACATCAAAGTTCTCTGCAACCATGACGGCGGCGGGCAATCTGTTGATGTCACTGATGGCTACAAGACTGCATATCTTTCTGAAATCAGGGATGCAACCTCCAAGGTTGAGGCGGAGATCTTCAAGAACGCTGAGCTTGATAAAGATCTCGTTTGTCGGGGCCTTCTCTCAAATCTTCCTCCGCTTGACGACCGCGCACTTAAATCGAAGTCCGTTCATCTGTAATCTAATCCGCAACGCCCTTTAGCGAATTCGCACTATGTTATTGCAGAATCACAGTCACGCTTTGTGATTGTCGCAGTACATTAGTGCGAATTCGCTTTCCGTGTTTGTGATTTCGCACTCACCCACTGCGATTTCGCACTCCCTTACTGCGATTTCGCATTCACACCTTGCGAAGGTTTCGGTATACAACTAAATAAATCAAAATAAATAGCAAAAACACTAGAACCACCCAAAGCTCCAATTGCACAATAGCCTTAGAGCTTCTTTTTAGCCAGTTGTGTCTATGTCAGACAAGTAAGGTTAGATACTCACATCCCTTCGGGTGTTGCGTTAAGAGGCTCAATAACTAGAATAATAAAGGTGGGTCAAGATGAAAACTATTGAGAGGCAAAACAAAGAATCCCGCATTACTCTGCGCCTGAATAAAACTGAGCTCGACACCCTGAATGCAAAGATGGCTGAAGCAGGCTACAAGTCCGTTGGAGCTTTTATCCGTGACTACGTTGCCAACGGCCAGGTTAAGCCCAAAGTCACCCAGGACGTCGTACAGATAGCCCGTGAGTTGATGAACTTAGCATCAATGATTAACGCCGACCGCCCAGGCTCCGAACTCTTGGAAAAGGTGAAGTACATCGCCCAGGTAAACCTTGGAGGTGTTGCATGATCGGCAAAATCTTCCCGAAGTCTGCTGGGTCTTTTAAAAATCGAATCCGATACATCTTCGGCTGCACAAAACACGATCACGAGATCTCAGGCATCCGGACGATCAGCCACAACACAATGAGCTGTGATCCCCTACCGGCTGTCCTCCAGGGCAACGAAGCAGACCTCACTGAGATGATCAAAGAGTTCGACCAAGTGGAGACGCTCAGACGCTTTTCAATCGACTCTGACAAGCCCATCAAGCCGGTCTTTCACGCCATGCTATCCCTGAGGCCTGGAGAGTCCCTGACTACCCCTCAGTGGCGCACAGCCGTCCAAACATACCTAAATGACCTCGGCTTCGACGAGACGAACCAGTTCGTAGCGGTGATGCACCAAGACAAAGATCATCAGCACGTACACATCGTTGCAAACCGTATCCGCCTCAACGACGACTTCGGAATGGTCAAAGACAGCAACGAGCGAAGCGTCAGCCTAGAGTCAGTGTCGGGAATTGAAGACCGCTTCAACCTGAGCAAAGCTCCGAAGCCCAAAGACACCTGGGGCGTCTCGATCACTCACGCAGAGCTCCATGCATCAATCCGCGATAACGACCTCCCGCTCAAGCACAAAATGATCGCCAAGATCGCAGGCGCCATCGAAGCCACCAACGCCCAGGACGGCGACATGTTCGACTTCGTCCGCGCACTGAGAAAGCAAAAGGTCTACATCAACCTGACGCTCAACGATCAAGGCCAGCCAAAGGGTATTTCGTTTGAGTTTGACGGCAAACACATCAGCGGCAGGCAGCTCAAACGCTCAAGGCTTACTTGGCAAAAACTAACAACTCAAGAAGGAATACATTATGACCCCGAAACCATTTATGAACTTCAGAGAGAGATTACTCGCCGAGATAGCGAAGAACAAGAAAGAGCTCGAATCTATTTCTATGAGTTCATCGCAGTCAGCGGGCGCAGAAGGAAGCCTGTATACGTCAGATTCACGGCAAAAGACTATGAAGTTCAAAAACTGATTCAGGAAATTCTTGAGTTGCTTGATGCGATATTTGATGCTTTGTTCAAGCCGAAAGAATGCAGACTCAAGCGCAACTACATTGAGTTTACTTCAGGAACGCCATTTAGCATCCCAGAAGAAGATGAGCTTACAATTTGATGCAGCGCTTGTAGTGACTCATTAACATTCGAGCGTCGAGCAACGCATGATGCGGAAGCTCAGGTGCACCTTCTACCTGAACACTTGTTTCGTTATATAAGTCGATCAGGTTGATCGGCCTATTAGATACATTGCCAGGCCACTTATTCTTGTAATAGGCGATTTCGCAGAAGAACTCCCAGTCCCACAGCGGAGCATCAGTCATGATTTGCACGTACTCAAACCCTTTCAGAAAAGCCTGTAACTTCTCTTGCGCCTCATGAATGGTGCATGCTACCTGAACGCCACCAAGTTGCGGAACAACGTGCTCTAATACGAAGTCACTGCAATCCGAAAGCTCATAATTATCTGTTAGCTCGAAATACAGCTCCTGAGCATCTTCTGCAACCAGCGCCATACTTATCAGCTTTGAAGTTGCATTGAGCTGAGTAAACTCGCAATCAACCACAATCTTCATGATGCCGTCCCGAATCGCTTGCGGTAGTCCCGAACTAGCCCAGCCGTATCAATCTGATTTGTTTTCGCGAGATAGCTATCCCCGATCACCATCGGCATGTGCCTGGCCCGAAATTTACGGGATAGACTTGACGCCCTGTCAATCATAATCGGTGGCATGTAGCGCTCAGGAAACTTGTAGTTTTTGATCATCCTGTCGGGCAGTCCGCAATCAACAATAACGTCACCGCCCAGCGACACCCAGACGTGGATTTCCTGCCCGCTGGAGCTCTGTTCGGTGGCTCTCATTTCACCGACCAGTGAGTCAATTGCAGTGTCAAACTCAAGTGTGCCGTTAACATCGACCTCGCCGATTATGATTTCAGCTTTGTAACCCCTAGCCGTCAAGATCGCAAAGGCATGAGCAGACAATAACTGGCAGCTATTCCCCCAATAGAAGTGAAATTGCCCCTTCAGGAGTGGATATACCTCTTCGTATATTAAGCCTTGTAGTTCAACTAATGCCGCATTGGACATGCGATCATTGGTTTCGACTTTCTGGCTGTCGCCGAATCCAAGCTCTCTTGAACGATCAAAAGACTTTGATAACTGATCTAGATAAGACTCAGTGTAGTCATCGTCGTAGATATGTTCCGTCATGCCGTGACTCCCTGAAAATACCGATTTTAATATTTGCTGGCAAAACTTGCAAGCGGTACAATCTGGACGTATGTAAAAGGAACTTATATGGCTCGTTGCGCACTGATTTACGAAGCATATGTTTTGCACAAAGATGGTGCGATTGATATTGCTGGTTTAACCTTTGGCATAATTGACGGAAAGGAATTTGATGGCGAGCTGCATCAAACTTTCCACTTGCGAAAAGCATGGATTGACGACATGGGTATTGGGGTTAAAGACATGCAGGGGCACGAGTACCTGATCCTTAGCTTTGACGACAAACCTGGTGCTCTGTTTGATTCGATGCATGCGCTGCTTGCGCTCAGTTTCTTGCACGAGAATTCCGTCAATGAGTGAAGAATGGACTTTCCACGACGCTGTGTTTGCACACTGGAAAGGAGGCATCACAGTGTTCGGCTTTGCTTACAAAACCGAGGGCGGCATCGAAAGCGGCACCGGCTACCACACCAAGGTAGACGGTGCCTGGACTGAGGAAGGTCGTCTGCATTTCCGTGGCGTTGATGGTCGGGAGTACAGGGTGATCTCCTGGAAGCGGGCTGATTTCTCGGACGCCACCGACGCTTACGACGAGGTTTTGAGAATGGCCGGGGGTGACGCATGAGAATCAACTGGTTCGTGCCGATGCGAGCGTTGTGGAGCCTGCTGCGCTGGATTGTGCATCAGATCAACGTATGGGGTGGAATCCTGATCTCTATTCCGCTAATTCCCCTGATCTGGTTTTTCGTGATGATGTGCAAAGGAGCCAGGCGTGTGGGCAGGATTATAAGGAGAGCTTTCCGACCCTCTGGCCACGTGCTTTCAGAGGTGGTTGCTGATGAAGCGGGTTGGATTTATGGCCAGGTTGACGGCGACACTACTGCTTTCGGTCTCTTTGCTGAGCTCCATGTCGAAGCGAGGCTGGTCAAAGAGGGCTTGGTGCTGCGCGACCGTACCGGCAAAACATTCCTGGTGACGACGTTTGAAAAAGGCCAGAAACCTGCGCCCCTGGCCAACCTGCTGGCTGAGTCGTTTTTACGAGAGTAGATGCCTCAGTTGCTCCCTCGATAAACGCATGATCTCAGGCACTGTGTAGACCTTCCTAGCTACCAGTGCCTTTGCCATGTCGTACGCATCAAGATCCCCACCAACGCTCCCCACAGCGCTCATGAGAGCAAGTTGGTCGTACTCCGACATCTGGGCCACACCCAGGGCTTTTTCGGCCTCCGCCTTAGCCTGCGCTGCCGCTGCACGAACTTTCAGATCCAATTCGTCTGCACGTCTTTCTGCTTGATTCACGAGCGCCCTTAGCCCGGCTTCGCCGTAAATTTCGATTACATCCAGCGCAATATCAATCAACTCCTGCAGTTCCTGCGCTTTGTCATGTTCATATTCAAGCCCGCACCCACAATCTTCACGATGCAAATCGCCACTTTTAATAAGTGCGTCAGCAATGGCCTGGTGGTTAACTGAAATCTTGATGCCCATTATTATTTTCCTTTTCGGCTGGGATTTATAAATATCATATTGAATTGGACTCGCCGACTCAATAAATAAATGCAATCTATCCGAAGGTAGTTTGATGTCAAATAGCCTAGTCCAGGTATTGCACTGCACGGAACCCCTTATATAATGGGCTTATAGAAGGATTTTCGAGGTTTTCCATGAGCAAAAAGTTGTCGGCATTACTTGTCGCAATCGCATTTCTATTGTCTAGCGTAACTGCAATTTCGGTTGCGCTTGCAATGTACGCATTGATTGAAGACAAGAACCTGGCGCTTTTGTTTGCGTCGGCAGCCGTGCTTCTGGATATTTTTAAGTATCTAGCATGGCCTGTTGCTATCCGGGTTTTGCGAGGTGTTAGCGCTGCACTTACTATCTCCTGCGCCTTGTTGCTTTCTGGTGTGAGCGGTTGGGCTACTTATGACCGGCTCATGACTTCGATTAGCGTTAGCAAGGCTACTCACGAGGTGATGACTACCGAGCGGGTGTCGGCACTTACAACAATGGCTCAGAAAGACTCAGCATTGATCTCCCAGCTGGATAAAGAGATCTCCGATGCAGGGGCTCAGGCTAACGACTTACGAGCTCGCGGCATGGTTTCAAAAGCCCTGGAGTTAGAAGAGTCGGTCGGCTCTCGTGCAGCAGCTCAGCGCGCTCAAGCCATTGCACGTATCAACGCTGGGTCTCTTGAGATCGCTCACATCAAATCCGGTGTTGCTAAAGCGTCGAGCCTGCCGCCGTTGCTGGCTCAGTTTCTATGCCTCGGTTTTGCGTTGTCCCTAGAGATCGTTCCAGCTCTGATTCTGACTGGCGTCCGTGGCGCTAGACGCTCTAGCGTGCATGTTGTAGCCTCGTGCGCTATCGAAACGCCACCACCAGAAACCGAGGTGACTGGCATGCCAGCGGGAGAGACAGAAACGCCAGAAACTGTGAAAAACCCAGAAACGCTGCTCGACTCGAACGCAGAAATCCTGAAAACCCTGGTTGTTCACGCAAAAACCTTGGCACCCGGCACGCCGGTAAGACTCAAGGAATTCGCGAAAAACTCCAGGATCGGGAACCTGCGGGCTGGAGAGATTTTCAGGAGCGCAGAGACTTTGGGCGTTATTAGAAAAACGACAATTGGCTATGTATCTACTTAGTCGAAAACTCTTGAAGTGAGTTTGTTGTTGTCGCAAGCTTTATCAAATGAACTAACGGAATTAGTGACATGAGAAAGTTTAGAACAACCGTAATAATCCTTGGGGCTGGCATGCTAGCCTCCAAATTCATGATTGGAGCAACAGCATCTCCGCTTGAAAACAACTGGGGCGGGCCCGTTTACGTCACGACTAGCGGCGAGAAAAAAACAGGGGTCGAGCTTAATATCAGGAAGTACAGAACAGACCTGAAAACTGGCACGGCGCAAAGCATGGTCATGCGCTTTTCTGGATCTCAAGCAGCTATGGCATCTCTCGGCGTGACTGATGAGCCCATCGCGTGTGGCATCAGGGATGAACTGGAAATAAGAAATGGCGTATTTCCGAAGGTGTTTGAGCTAACAAATCTTCAGTATGCCAGGGCTGGCTACAAGATCAATAGCTCGCTCTGCAGGAGAATCGGTATAAAGCACGACTCGATTGGCAACGAGCTAACTGTTGCTTTCGATGGTCTTCCGATGATTGCCAAGGTTCGCAAGGATAATGATCGCGGATTTATAGCGAACTACTATCAAAACAGTAATCTGTCGGAATGGATGGCCGGAAAATGAAGTCATTTTATGCTGCTAAGTATGAGTCCGCCTGGTATATTTTTCTTGCTGTTGTATTCGTGCCGGCATTGATTGTGAGCATGAATGCGTCAGAGCTGTCTGTAAGTGAAACTTACCAGTATGCCCTTGCTTATATTGGAAACAATACTTTCGCTTGGCTGGGGTATCTGTTGTATTTGCCCGTGGGGACAATAGCCTGTCTTCTGCCGTCTGACACCCAGGGGCTGATGATATTCCCTCATATGATATTCGGTGACTTTGCAATCTATATGTTTTGGCTATTGATCGTCACAACATACCCACCGTTCTACCGTGGGCCATCACTCAAAGAGCGCCTTACTGCAGCGAAAGCCTGATCATCTATCGACCTTGACTGTGCTGACACGCGAGTCCGAAAACCCTGGCTTTTGAGCAACGACCTCAAAAGTCAGGCTGCTGTAGTAAGCCCCGCCGTTCAGAGTCGTCTCGTCAGCAAACGACCACGATTCCCCAGTGATCCCGGTGACAGTCTTGACGACACTGCTCCCCGATTTAACGACTACTTGATACGTCGAATCGCTCACCTGACTCACGTCGTCGCATTTGAACACCACAGCAGGCACGGCGCCGTCGCGCTTCCTCCAGGTCAACGTCGCAACACCAGAAATCTGCCCACCCTCGACGCCATTCACACGCACACGCCCAGGCATCCACGGGGCCAGGTTGGCACCGGCAACGCTGTACGAATGCACGACAGCATCATCAACATCGAGCACTCCCGTCTGCGTTCTGGGAAGCATTCTTATCGACACAGACTCACTCCGACCGGACTGCCAGTCGGTAACCCCGAAACCTTCCGAAACCGCCCACGCACGGGCTCCTGCAGGGTGAGCCAGCGGCTTAGTTCCGAACAGCCCACGGTTGATCAGGCCCAAAGTCACTGTGGTCGAGTTGCCTGCCACCGCATTCTGATACGAGACCCATTCCTTGCCTAAAGCACTGACGAGCAGCATCAAACCAAGCCCCTGACGAACCTCCTCCTGCGTGATGGAAGACAGCTCCGCAGATGGCCCGGACAGAACCAGGCTCACATCAGTCCATCCCGTGCTCATCGTAACAGCCGTAGAAAACAACGGGGTGAACGGCATCGCTCCAGCATCGACGTACCCGCTATCGACACCACCACGCATCTGGAGTTGGTAGTCCAACGCAACGCCAGGATTTTCAGCCACGACCAGGACGCTTCCAGTGGTCTGGTTTGTCGTCAAAATTGTCGGAGCATCGATAATGTCGTAGCGCGTGATGTCGGTTGCTTGGAACGTGGGTTTTGTCCAAGTCCGTTCGGAGCCGTCTGCATAAATGCTAAGGAAGACACCGAAAACGTCCTGCACGAGCGTGAGGCGTACCGATCCATCCTGGGGAGCACCGAGGTCAACGCCGGTCACGCGCATGACAAGGTTATCGACGCCTTCCGCTGGCCAGCTTAGACGCACTACGTCACCGACCTCGGTATGTGCTGGCCCACGGTTGCATTCAGCAGTGCACGTAGCCAAGGGAACCGATGCACTGGCCATCTCACGCATGACGATCTCGGAAGCAGTCTTGCGTGTGCTCACCATCGGCATCTGGACAACCTGGCCATCAGAGTCACCCTTGTGGATGCGAACAGCATTGTTCTGAGCGATAACTGTGCGCTCAGTGAAGTCATCGTCGATGCTTGTGTACTTTAGCTTCACTTCGGTGATCGCGGTGTCGAGTGATCCGCGTGTGAAGCCAGAGAGATTCTTGATGTTTGACTGATCGAGCAAGGGCAGCTCGTCGACGATGTAGTCGTTTCTGATCAGCCTGAGCTTGAGCGCGCCGGTCGCCGGGTCTGTCTGAAGAGATCCCTGAATCACTCGCTTGATGTCATTGATCACGTCACCGGCAGTCGTCGATGAGTCAATGACAGCAGAGACGCCCAGGCCTTCGTCAAAGAGGGTTTTAGCCGCTGATGTGAACGAGTCCAGATCGATTGACGAGTAGCCAAGGTCAGCGCCGTAGAGACCGTGGGTGATCACTTCGTAGATAAAAAAGGCAGGGTTTGCGTCGAGTCCAATTTGTTCGTAGTCGCTGAAGCGCTCGTCAGGGGATTTCGGGAATCTGCTGACCACAAAGCTCGTGGCTTGCGGGCTCGATGAGTTCCCGATGTACATGCCCTCCATTACGCAGTACGAAACGCCACGGATCGCTGACACCAGGTCGCTTCCAACATTGGATACCAGGTACTCGTTCGCAGTCTGGGTCAGCGCACCAGGATAAAACCTCATCGTCCCGGATATGCCACCAGATCCATTGGTGTCGCCGCCAAAGAGAGCAGGCTTATCGATCTGGATTGGGCCACCAGTGCTCAGCCCTGACCATGCCACGTCGTCCCCGAACTTGATCTCACGGAGCTGGACATCCGGGCCGTGGCAAATGCCGAGCTGGACGCCCATGTAGTACCTGTAACCAGTCACGGTTTTCTTAGAGCTGAACATCCCCTTGGTGACTGTCTTGATGGCCGTGGTTCGCAGGTCGCCGTACCAGAGAACGTTCGGCCCAGAAATCCTTCGCGTACCAGCCAGAACTTGAATCGGGCGCTCAGCAGCAGACGGGAAGCTAAAGTCTTCAAGCCCTGCCGCAGTCGGCTTCTCGGGCTTCTTTTGCATCTTGATTGACAAGTACATGGACAAAACCATCATTGCCATCATGAAGTAAACCATGCTTACCTTCTTATTATTTTTATAGGTATGTTATTAGTAAACTTGAAAAGGATTGTCAGTCGGGATTGTCAAGAACCCCAGAAAGTTGTCAAAGTTATCAAGCGAGTGGCACGACTCAGCAGAGTGATCACACCCCTTGGCAACCTGGATAGCGTCACCAACCTTGAGCCCATCAATCGGCGACATTAGTTTGAAAGTGTTCCCGACACACGAGGTGATCATCCGGAAGTCGCTTCCGTTCTTTGATAACAAACCCGTGATGTAGTAGTCGTCAGGATTCTCCTTGCTAGCTACTTCGACGGTGAAGCCGTTGTCTTTGATTGCCGAGACGGTCGTGTCTTCTTGCCAGTCCTGGATTTGTAGGCCGCAACGCGTGTCGTATAGGTGGTGATTGCACTGACTCTGGTAGCCGCAGCGCAGAACCTGGCGAGTCAGTGAGCGGGAGACAGGGTTGCACGCCAGGCTTGCGATGCTGTTGTTCCATGTGACTGAGGTGACCTCACCGGCGAAGATGTTGATCGACTCACCGGGCAGGTCGCGCTGCGTCTGGAAGACCTTCAACGTCACGTGGTTTGACGGCAAATGGCTGCGGAACAGCAGCGGGACTGGTGAGTCGCCGGGAATGTCGAGAGTGAGCTGGTTTTTGTAGTCTTCAGCAGTGCGCTGGACTTTGCCGCGCTTCAGGCTCAACGGCTTGTAGATCAGGCCGTCGGTGTGAAGGTGCTGACGGCTGCCAGAAGTGTAAGCGTACTTTTCCGTGCCGTGCTCAAAAAGAAATAGCTCGATTGGACGTGACAGAGATAGCGCTTTATGTATCGATTGCAGTGTCAGCATAGAGTAGTTGCCGTATATTTTTAGTTATAGTCGACACTTCATTGGTGCCGAAGATGTAGCGAAATTCGTCCGAATCAAATCGAGCGAGGTAAACCGATACGACTGTTTCGATGTCGCTGGTTTTCAGGTTGTTCGTGAGTTCTTTTGTTGTGATTGTTTCTGTGCCGTCTGGGTTGCTAGTGGCGTTCAGGATTGTTTTGTAAGTAGTGGTTCCATTGTACAGTTTTATTGCCACTATTGGGGCGAGCGAGTTGCTGTTAGCGAAGTTAGTGTATCCGCTACTCTTGATCTTGAACTTGTATGTTGGGACGACGATGTCTTCGCTGAGCTCGAACGCTTGGCCTGGGCCTTCGATGTAAAACTCACCCTGCGCGCCGTTCATAAGCTCTGCGAAATCCTCGAATCGCTGACGTTCCTGCTCGGAGAAAAAGGTAAATGTCTGCCCGAGAATTTTCACGGTGCCCCTTGATCGGTCGTAGATGCTCCGGGCTCCGATCAGAGGGTCAAGGGTTTCGCGGAGGCGGTTGTATTGCGTCGTGACATCCTTCGAGCGGTCTGGGCGGAACGGGAAAATTGGCCTGCTGTTCAGGCGCTCGAAGTCGTCGACTGGCGTTGGCTTCTGGATCTGAGTTTCGTCCAGGTCGTATGTGATTGTGTGCTGATCAAAGTTGCGCAGGAGGGATGTGGAATTCGACTCATCGGATGGGTATGCGATGCGTAACGGGACTACGATTGCTGACTCTGAGAAGTCATTCTTAGCCATACTTTTTAGAGTTACCGCCTGACCAGCCACCGACTCCACGGATAAGATCTCATGTCGATCATCTTCCGATACCAGGATGGTCTCTGAGCTCGCTAGGTGTGCTGACACTTCGATCAGGTCAATGCGAGTATCACCAGGCAAGATGCCCCGAGACAACCGGCACTGTAATGGCCACAGTGGGACGAGCATGGTTCCAGTGGTCGAAGCTATCTTGTTATCAAACCTGTACTGCTGCTCGTCAGTCATGCTGTACATGTAGCTCAGGGAACAGCGCGGTGTGTCACGCAAGGCGATGCGTTGCTCTGTGCCATCAAACGCTTCGATGACCTCTGTCAGATATTGGATGCTCATCTCAGGCTGAGTAGACCAGTCGATCCGTTCGGGCATTACCAAAGCCATGGAGGCGGTAAGTATGAAGCTGTATTCAGATCCTGACCCGAAATCGAAAGCCGCCCGGTAGTCGACTAGGCCGTTCGCTTGGTTCAGAGAAATCTTGTAATCAAACGACTCAAATGACCCCAGTGAGCCTGATGTGACCCCTTCGAGCTCAATGCCGAATGCGCCCGTCTGCGTAAGTCCTGTCAGCTGCTTTGGCGATGTGAATGAGTGCCACAACTCGAAATTGAACTCTTCCCCAGGCACAACCACCCCGGCATCAATCCGCGCCGGAGAAATGAAGACGTTATCGAAGAAAAATGAGCCGAAGCTCCTGGCTATCTGATTCATGTCGTTGAGTCCAGGAGCACCGCGATGCCAAGGTTAAAATGAGGGTAATCACGATCAGCCGGAAACGCTTTCGTGCGCTGAGGGAAGATCGAAAATCTATGCGACCCGAGCTCGTACACGGCACCAGGCTCGAAAGAGTCCATAGGAACGAGGAATATCTCCGGTAGCTCGGCAAATGGAGCAAACCCACCGCCGAACTCGGTAAACAGCGTGATGGGAACCAGACCATCAATACCACCGACTAGCCCCTTCGCTCGCGACACAGTCCCGACGTTTCCGTACTCAGTCCCATTTTGGTGAAAATGCGGAACGCCGATCAAAGCCCCCTGGCTAATGGGCCTCAGCGGCCCCCACGTCCTGCCACCAACGTCCCAACCCGACCACTCCGCGTGAGCCAGGCGCACTCCAAAAGTTGCGTATGCATTCGCGAATAGCGGTTGTTTTTGCGTGCTCAGGTAGCTCTCAGTGGACGTCACAAACTGGCCACCCGTTCCAGGAGACAGAACTGGCAATACGCCGAACGACAGGCACGAATACAGACCTCCGGCGCGCTCAGTGACGAACATCACCAGATCGTCAGCGATAAAGAAGTGGCACACCCCAGCGGACTCCCCCGACTCAACGCAGCACTTTGGCGACGACTGAAAACCCGGCTGATTGATGAAGCCTGCGCTATCGCTGTAGCCACTCGCGGCAGAGACGATCACCCCATGCTGCCCAATGCTGCTAGCTGCGTAGTAATCGACGTATGGGCTCGACTCACCAAAGCTCCTCAAGCAGAAAAAAGCATCCCCGCGAGAGATCATTAGCTGGATGCCAATCCGAGGGTCTGAAAAGCCACCGTACCGATTGACTGTCCAGCCCTCCAATTCCAGCCGCTGTTTGATCACTGAGACCAGGTCATCGGCTGATGTGTAGCGAGATGAGTAGTGCTTCATACCAGCCTCAGCCCATAAGTTTCAGTGGCCTTGGACACGTTGGGCACGACCAGGTAATCAACCCCATCAATGGCAATGACAGACTCAGCAGACCGCCCCTGAGGGATCGCAACCACACCGTCCAAATACCCCAACCAAACGCCGTCATCCGCATTCAAAACGTCGGTATCAGACGACCGCCCAGAGCTCACCACTAATGCTGGATACACGACAGCGCCGCCGTCAATATTGCCCCTCAAACGGTGGTACTTCCCATCAAACGGGTGGATAAAACCATACGAATAGGAGTATGGATATTCGTTCGTAAAAGAACTGTTGCCACCAGAATTCCCACCCACGATCTGCCACCTACCGCCAGGCAAACAGACCTTTGGGCAGTATTGGTTGCCACCCGACATAAAGGGGTACGCTGACTCTTTCGACCCACCGAGCTCACCACACCCGCCGATGAAACACGGAAATGGGTACACGCGATTTGAGCCGAACGGCAGGATCAACCCGGCATAGAACGAATAGTACGAAGCCCCGGATTTGATGACTCCACACAAACGCCTGGAATTCACCAGCGTCCAAACCTTCACTTCTCCCGCAGGCAGGGCAAAGCGCGGCAGGAATGGAGAATACGCATAGCTAAACCCACCAGCTTGGGCAGCAACAGGTTGATCAGAATCGAAAACTGGGAATGCCTGAACCTCGACAACTCCGGCACCGATCAGAAACGCCACAAACCCAGCGCCGCCAGGTAATCCGAATACCTTCTCACTCGAAGCATCTCGAACTACCTCCCAGCCATTTGACGGCAAAATATCAGCACATAAAGATGAGAGCCAAGCGTCACCGTTGGCGTAAGTTTGGATAGCTACTGTCATTTCTTTTGTTCTTATTAGTCGGTAGCTATATATTATCACATGTTCTTGATCTCATTCATGTTTGCGCGAATATGGTTCATTACCATACGCTCACCATCTTTACCTTCCATTGAACTTGCAATGGATTGCGGATCGAGAACATTATAGATGCCAATATTCTGTGCTTGGGCAGATCGTCCGCCACCACTTCCACCTCCTTTACCATAATTGTCTCTGTGGCGCGGACTATTCTCAGTTAACACTTCCTCACCTTTCTTTCCGATAATCAGAGCTTCATCTTTGGTCAGGCCCAGATTCGGCATGCCGCCAATAATTCCTCCCGTATGGAATTTCGGCAGTCCGCCAGAACCCCCTGAACCACCGAGATTCCCCAGCGCTCCTATCAAGCTGCCTGCACCTGCGCTGGCACCACCGGTGTAAGCTGAAAGCATCGACTGAATGGCCAGTTGAATCAGCAGTTTTGCAATGATCTTCGCGACCTCACTCAAGACACCTTGTGCAAAGTCTGCAAACGCTTCTTTGGCCGACTTTGTGCCAGAGATGAAGTCAGTAAACAGGCCCTCAAGGCCACCCTGAAGGCTGCTCGACACGTTGTCAGTCAGCGTTTGCAGGTCAAACACTTCAGCCCTTGCGTCCTGCGCAGCCTTCTTAACTTTGTCGAGATCTGCCGGGTTGCCGGTGACCTCAGCGGCCTTTGTACCGCGATCCTCTAACTTGTTGGCTTGATCAAGATAGTCCAGTGGAGAGATCTGATGCTTTTCCAGCTTTGACTTCAAAGTCGCGTACTGGCGTTCGATCTCCTGCATCTCCGCTTGGGCTTTCTTTGCGGAAATGAGCTTTTGGATTGCCGTAGAGTCGTCGCCCAACGACTCCATGTTTTTGATGGTGTCCTTGAAGTCGGCCTCGATCTTTTTGATGTCAGCGCTGAATTGATCGCCGCCGATTGCCAGCAGCTCGATCTGCGCGTCGGCTTTGATCTGAGCCAGCTGCTGCCTGATCTGTCCAACCTCTGCTGCCCGGTCAGCCTTGAGCAGGGCCGATTGGTTTACGAGCTCAGCGCCAATCGTTGCCTGGTCTGCGCGCTTGCTGGTGATGTCCGCTTCTAATTGATTGATCGTTGCCAGGATGCCAGGCCGATCATTTAGGTTCTGGGTAGCGCCTAGGAGTTTCTGCTGGCCCGCAAGGCTGCCTTGGAGGGCTTTGATGTCGACTTCGAGAGATCGCTTCTTTTGCTCGCTGAGCTTTTTAGCTGCCTCCAGTTCGATCCGGTACTTCTCGTCAGCGATCTGGACTGCTGATAAATTTTCGCGACGAGCCCGCTCTTGCAGTTCGGAAATCTCAATCTGTTTTTTGGTGTCGATCTTCGAGATCGTGATATCAATTTCTTTCTTCGCCAGGTCAGCCTGTAACTGAGCTTGGGTGGCTGCAATTTGGGCTGAGGCAGCGGCGTTTTTAGTTTGAAGTTTTACGATTTTGTCTTGGTCGGACTTGTCCTTTCGTCTTGCTAACTCAGCATTTGTTTTGTCTTCGTTTTCAAGAACCTTGGCTTTGATCTTTGCCATAGTTTCTTCGGTTTGCTTCTGATAATCGCCGTCATTCCAGACCTTGAAGTTTTCTAGCCCAGACTTATGAGCTTCGTCTTTAAGTACCTGAAGCTGCTTGATGGTCTCGCCAATACTTTTATTTTCGGTCGCGACCTGAATGGGTTTGCTTGACGATTCTTGAAGCCCACTGAGAACACCCTGGAATTTCGAGATCTGACCAGCAGCTGCGTCCAGATTGAATGTATTGGCGAACTGCTTCATCGGCTCGATAAAGGTGGAGTTCAGGAACTCCAGGTTTTTTGCGAATGCCGCCCTGAAGATGTTTACGAGGCCGTTGGCACTTTTCGTGTAGATCGAGTCGAGAAACTGAAATTGCTTCAAGTTAAACTCGGCGAAGGAAAGAACTACTTCCTTCATTGCACTGTAGGCAACCACGAATGCGTTCTTTACCTGCGTGGTAAAATTCAAGCTGGCTACAACGCCTGAAAACACATCAAGGAAGGTCTGCCCGATGTCCTTGACAGGTGCCTGAGTATCTTTTGAGATTCCAACTATGGCTTCAGTAACCATCTCCGTCAGGGCGGTCAACTCAGGAGCGATGTCGGCAACTATTTTGTTAAATGCCGTACTACCAACTTTTTCAAGCTGAGCGAATGACTTTCCCAGTTGTGAAACAGTCAGAGTGTCAACATCCGACAGGGTAAGATTTAGTCGTTCAGCCTCAGAGCGAAGCCTTTTGAACTCAGCCCCACCGTTGCGCAGCACTGGAAGCAGGTTCCGCAGGGAGTCAGACCCGATTTGATCAAGGAATGTGAACGCCGAGTTATCAGACATTCCCTTAATCGTCTCAGAAATCTTGTCGAGCTGCTCCAGAGGATTGAGTTTGTTAAATTTCTCGGCTGAGATGTTCAGGACTTCAAAGAAGTCGACTGCGCCACCAGAGCCAATAGAACTGAATTCCTCAACTTTGATCCGAACTTCATCTAGAGCATCCAGAAACTGGTCGGGCTTGACGTTTGCACCATTAAATGCCGCGTACTGCGCAGCAGTTAGGTCTTGCATAGTTACGCCTAGGCGCTTCGCAGCAAAATCCAACTCAGTCATTTGCTCAATAGCATCATGAAACTTGAATGCCAGACCGACGCTAGCAGCCAGTGCCGTGATTTTACTGAAAGAACTTGTGAGTATGTTGGATGCTTCGTCCTTAGCTTTAAGGACTAAATTGATTACAGCGTTGCTAGCCATTATTGCTCTCCGGCAATTTTCATCATCAAATCGTTAAACGGTTTTGAATCTCCTGAAACGCAAGATATTCGGCTCAAGTGATTGCCATACATCTCCGCAAATAGCTGTTCGCGGCTAAGTTCTTTTTGAACTACAGCAATCCTGAATAGCTTCCGAATGGAGTATTTATACGGGTTTAGGTGCGGGGTGTTATGACCCCTGGATATTAGGAATTCACAGTTTGAGACAAGAACGTCGACGAACTTATCTAGCTCATCACCATCCTCGGCGTTCTCTAGGCGCTTCCTGTCTGCCTCGTAGTCCCTTACTTTTTCAGCAGGTGTACGATTGTCGGCCCGAGTTTGATCAGGCTTTTTTTTAGACCGTCAGGGAAAGTAAGCGAGAATACCGCAGCAAGCAGTTCTACCTGGGTCATCAGGGGAAGATTTTGGACGTGTGCAGCAGCATCAGGTTCTTTGCAGCCGAGAGCAATACAAGCAGCTCCGAAGCCGGGAAACTGAAGCATGATGCCCTTTGAGTTATCGGTATCCTTGAGGTCTTCTTTGGCATTCTGTAAGAAGATAGCGCCCAGGATTTTGCCGTGGCTGTCCACCAATCGGACAAAGTCGTCAGTGGTTAATCCATACACATCGAAAGAAACTTCAGGCTTGTCTTCGGATGCTTGAGTAATGACAACTTTCTTAAACGGAACAACAAGGTCGAGCAGTGACATTGGAAAGCCTTTCTTATTATTATTCTTATATACACATCATATCATTTCGATTGACACAGGTGGGCCGCTGGTCAAAAATGGTTTGAGCTCAAAGGCAAGAGGCCGGGGATGCAGAAGATATCGGAACTGACGTTAGCAGAACGTGATGATTATGTTTGCCATCAAAGTGTGGCTGTGCTGCAAGTTAGTGGGTATGACATGCCATTGGAAGTTGCACTGGATTACCTATTGGATTCTGAATCGCAGGACGGTTATCGGTTTGATGTGCTGGACTGCGTGTTCAACTGTATTTCTTTTGCTTTAGAGCACAAGCGCGATGACACAGAGGTTAAGGAAGCCATGGAGAACATGCTGCAGCAGGTGGGTGCTGATCATGTGCATCGGCTGACTGACCGGCTATTCAAAATTGCGGAGAGTGCCGCCAAGGGCGATCTGGAGACGGTCGCATGCTGACAGTCAGGTTTATTCGACATGGTGAGAGTGCTGCGAATGCTGGTAATGCTTCGTCAGACCCTGCGCTTATCCCGCTGACTGACCTGGGTTGGGCACAGGCGCGGGCTGTAGCGGATTCGTTCGATGTAGCGCCCGATCTGATCGTGATGTCGCCGTTTGAGCGTGCCCAGGATACTGCGCTGCCGACTATCCAAAAGTTTCCAGAGTGTCCTGTTGAGATTTGGGCAGTAGAGGAATTTACTTACCTCTCACCGGCTAGGTGTGCCAACACGACTGCTGCTGAGCGGAAGCCATGGGTAGACGCCTACTGGGGTTCGGCTGATCCGGATTTCGAGGATTGGCCTGGTACAGAGTCGTTCAGTCATCTGATCAGGAGAGCTAGGACTGTCTTGATTCGCCTGAACACCATGACCGGTGAGGTAGTGGTCTTTGGACACGGTCAGTTTATGCAAGCAGTACGTTGGCTGGTTACCTATTGCCCAGAAATGATCAACTCAGACTCAATGCGTGATTTCAGGGTTTTCGATATTAGCAACCCGATTGCTAATGGTGAGTGTATTGAGTTCAGGTTCGATGGTCGCGCCTGGAATTTAGTAGTCGATAATAAATAAGGGATTAAAATGAGCAAATTCGCTATGAAACCAATGGACGTTAAGCGTTTCAGCGCTCTGGTTGGGCCGTCTAGAACTCCAGGCGCGGCGTATATAAGCAAAGAGCTAGCCTGGTTTAGTAATTTCGACGAATCAATTTTGGGATCTATACTGTTAGATATCGAAGATACTGAGTTTGTCTCAATTCTCTTAGGACGAGACGAGGTCGGCAGATACCGTTTGTTTGATTTAAAGCACGGGATGAAATCACCTAAAAAGGCTGAGGATTGGCTCGCCAAACGAATGGAGCATCATACTGCCACTGGCAAAAAGGTCTTTGAACAAGGGGATGCCACTGGCGAGGCAATGGATCTGTTCACCCCTATCGTTGCGGATAAGAAGCTCCATCCATTTTTTTTGAGGCTTCGAGACGAACCGTCCTTCTCTTCTGCAAAGGAGATTATCGCCGAGATGGCTCCGCACTTTGTGGACATTGATGGTAACTACGTTGAGCAGTTCCAGTCTACGGGCTTCGATGCGAGGCTATGGGAGCTCTACCTAAACGCCTACCTTGTGGAAGAAGCTCTATTCTTCGACCGAGAGCACTATGCCCCTGACTTCCTAGTAAAGAAGTTCGGCAAAACCGTTGCCATCGAAGCTGTAATAGTTGGAAGGAAGACTGCTGTTACGGATGAAACTATAAATCGGCCAATCGAGGCAATGTCTCCTGAAGAGCTGATGGAGAAAACCAGGGATGAAATGCCAATTAAATTCGGCAGCCCGTTATTTTCGAAACTTAAGAAAGAATATTGGAAGCTGGATCATGTTGCAGGAAACCCTTTGGTCATTGCTATTGCCGACTTTCATGATAACCAATCAATGACATGGAGTGGCACAGCCCTATTGCAATATCTCTACGGAGTACGTCATGACTTCCACAGGGATGACGAAGGTAATTTAATCATTTCTCCATTGAAAATTGAGACCCACCAGGTCGGAGACAAAGTAATTCCATCAGGGTACTTTTTTCAGCCAGATGCCGAAAACATCAGCGCAATATTGTTTACCGCTGGTGGAACCATCTCTAAATTTAATCGTATGGGCAAACAAGCTGGATTTGGAAGTGCGTCCGTTATAATGCACAGGGCTGGAACTTACCATGACCATGATCCAAATGCCTCACTCCCTAAAATGTTCGGATATGAAGTGAACGAGACCTGTCAGGAGACTTGGGCAGAGGGGGTGTCAATGTTCCACAATCCAAATGCACTACACCCTGTTCCTAGGGAGCTTTTTCCATCGATTGCCCATCATAGATTCGATGACGGTCAGATCGTAAGTGACCTGCCAGAATTTCATACCTATGCGTCGCAAACCTTCATGCTAAACATAACCGACAAGAAATAAATTAAGGGGCCTGCGGGCCCCTTATGCATCCAGCTGATCAGGCTGCCGTTACATGCTCTTCAACGAACAGCTTAGAGAGTCCAGCCCCCGTAACTGCTTTCGATACCAGGAGGGTGCCCTTGATCTGCTGGTCAGCGTAGTCAGAAGACAGGAGCTGACGCTGGGCTGCAGGTGATAGAGAGACTTTGTGGTAAACAACTTTCACCGGAGCGTCGTCAGCAGCAATGTTCTTCCCGTCGAAAGTGATGCGAACGTTCACGCCGCTGTTCGTGAAGCCTTCAATCCTTCGGACAGCAGCTTTCTCATAAACCACATCGACCACATCACCGTCCTGGATTGCCGACGTTTTTGGAAAGTAGAGCGAACCATTGGAGATAACGTAGTCCTGGCCCTCGATCAGAGGCTCAGCCTCTCCCTTGATGGTTACGCTGGTCAGCAAGGAGATGATACCTGGGACGATAACATTGGACTCCTTGAACGCCTTGATTGAAGCGGTGGCACCCGGCACCGCAACATCCTTGTGGACATCGCCGTACAGAACGAGAGCTAGCACGTCTGGGTTGAACGACTTGAGGGTAATGTCAAGGTCAGCAGTGTTTTTGATAACTTTTGACTGAGCGACACCAAGCGTTCCATAAACCAAGTCCAGCATCTCTACTTTATCAGAGCTTAAAGCAAGACTCGCTGATGATGCCTGTCCAACAAATAATGCGCCAGTGACCGGCTGGTCGCTGGAGTCAAGTCGCTCGATCATGACTCCGCCGTTACCGATCCAGCCAATCGTGTTGTCTGGAGAGTTAAATCCGTAAGACATATATGTACCTATTCTTATTATTATGGGTTTTTATTTTGAGCTCAAACGAGCGCGATTCGTTGCGACCAGATAACTGACCAGGCGCTAAAGTCTGACTTGCCGTCAGTAACACCGTTGAATGCTTCTTTGATTAATTGTAACACGGGGATCTTTGTATTTGTTTTAGGGTCGCCACGGAAGTTCTCAATCATCTTGGCAATCTCTACTGCGGTGTCAGCAGCTATAGATGACATTCCGTGGGTGGTTGGATCTATCTTGCCGATGACCCAAGCTCCAAACATTGCGTCTAACTCTAGTTTCACTCTGGAGTTTCTGTCAGGGACGTTGCCTCCGCCGCAGGAGAGAAGTATGTACGGGCGTTTGCCATCAAGCTTTAGATTCTTGAGATCATCTACTTCAAGTTCGCCTGAGAAGAATTTGATGGTTGGTTTTGACGGCAAAGCTTCGAGCTGGGTTTTAATTAGTTCTAGGTGGTCGGAGATATTCATGCGAGTGCCTTTTCGACATTTCTTATTAGTATTTTCACGTACTCATTTTTCCACTTGTCCGGCAGTCCACGCTCCTTGCTCGGCAGGAACATGCGCTGCTTAACCCTAATGCCGTTCTGATGGGTATCTGCGTATTCAAGGGGTGATCCAAGAACGATGCTGAGACCCCTGACTTCTCCAGATATACTGTTTCGGAGCATCCCGGTGTCGAGCAGCGGCTGCCCTTGGCGGTGTTTGATGTCCGCCCATTTTTCGCCGTATGGGTTGATCGAGCGTCTGAAGTTGGCTTTGATCCGGTTTTCCCAGATTGCCGCGACTTCCAGGAGACCAGCGCGGATGTGGGGGTTGTTTGGCCCGAGCTTCTTCACTTTTGCAGCGAGTTCTTGGAGCTGCTTCGTGTTCGCTACGAGCTCGACAGACCTGTCGCCGGTTGACGATGCTGCCAGAGCTCTGGCTATGACCGGGATCATGATCAGGCTCGGAAAAGACGGATATTAGTGAGCTTCGAGCCCGTGGTGGTTTGGCCCTGCGAGACAAGATGAATCTTGCCCGTGGCGACACCTTCAAGGAAAGCCAGGGCGTCTTCGTAGCGCTTTCGGAGGTTCTCGCTGTCCGTGTCAGGCCATGCGTTGTATCGAGCGATATCGAGCACTGAGCCGCGTACATCAGCTATTGCAACTGGGTCGACCAGAGGAACATTGATGCCATTTGATCGAATGTACGTGTCAGCCAAGCGAGATGCCCGGTCGATGGCCCTGACAACCCTGATTTCCGCATCGTCAGGGAGATCATCGTCACCGAACTCATTTCTAAAGTCTTCGTAGCTTGCGTAGGTCATAAAAGCAGTTTCTCTTAATCATTATGTTTGTTTTGATCCTTGCTGCCGCTGCCTTGCTACCCCATCTACCCTCCGAATTTCTTTTTCTTCTTAAATAAAGAGGCAGGTAGGTGGGGTGGAATCATGTCTGATTCAGAAAAACTTCTTTTGATCTCAGCTCGTCTAGGGGGATCACATGATGAGTATCGAGATCCACAAAGCTTTCCAGCGGTTGTCCCGACTTCCATAACCTGTACCGCGCAGGCCCAAGGATCGCCTCCTGTTCGCCGGCACTCTGCTTTCCAAGCCAATCTTCATACCCATCAGCAAATGCAGGTTCATCATCACTCACAGCGATCATCACTGTGCGGCAGCCAGGGTGAAACGGAGGCACCTTTCGGCCCCTGTCCAACGTCTTATAGATCTTCCCGTCCAGAGCCCGGCACACAGGCGTCGTGCGTGAGTCGAGCACAGCACTTAGCTGATACGAACCGAACCCCACACGCTCAAAAGTCTTCAGCGAGGCTTGCGAAGTCACATGCGCCGACGCCGTCCGAACCATCACTTCAGCATTGCGCCGCGCACCAACAAAGGGATTTCCTGGATCAGCGTACAAAGCCCCGGCGATCTGAGATGTCGATAGCCCATTCAGCACACCCAACCTGATCGTCTGCTTCACTTTTATCTGCGTAGCAAGCCGCTGCTCATCGAGCCACTCGCCCAAGATTTTGCCGTCAAATGGATCGTTGCTGACAATCGACTCAACCAGCTTTTCAGTGACTAGGTTGTTGCTGAAGTCGAAGCCAAGAAGCCTGCTCGTGAATTCCGACTCATAGGCGAACAGGTCGCTGAGCTCCGTTTTGAGCGTTCCGGACATCAGCTCGTACTCATCCGCGATGAGCTTGTCGATTGTCACGAACGTCTTTCGCAAGCGTGCAACGGCGTTCCAGTTACGGGCTGTCATCGCCTCATCAAACTCAGCTTTCACTGACGCCTTCAGCGCCTGGAGGTGCAGCGCAGCTTGCTTGGCGATCCGGGTGAACTGGCCGCGCATTGCGATCTGATGCTTAATCGTTTTGTTCGCAAGGGCTGTCATTGTTTGGGCCCCCGAACAACCTGTCGGATGTAGTCCTGAAGTCCCTGCAGCTGAGCTTCGGTCGTGACTATTTGCTCTCTGAGACGTAGATAATCTTGTCGAGCAGCGGCTGTAATCTCGGGGTTTCTTGCATCATCCACGCTGGTGGGGCTGGCAGCGGCTGGCATTGCCGGACAGGTTGCACGGACGAGCACGCGCTTAGTACCAACAATAAGCTGATCACGCAGAATCTCGATTTCATTCTTTGCATTCGTCATTTCCTCGAAATTCTTCTTGTCCAGGTCGTCCCGTGCAAGTACGGCCAATCGTGCTGACTCTGCCTGCGCTTTGAGCTGTACAACCTCCGCAGAGGAGGCAGCTAGGTCGCTCACCAACTGATCACGCTCATGCTTCATAGCGAGCAAAACAATAAGAGCCGCCAAGGCGAATACGGCGACTAGCAGGTACTTGTTCATAGCCCGACCTCGCACAGCTCACGCTCTTCAGCACGCCTAGTTACGAGGCCTCTAAGCTTGACACCACCTGCGTACACCCAGCGACTAAGCTCAGCGCACGCACCGTGAGCATCCCCGGCATTTAATTTCTTTAGCAAAGTGGAGCTACCGAACTTCGTACCGCCGACGTTGTAAACAAAATCAACAAGTGCAGCCCGTCGCTCAATAGTAAGTTCAACCTTAACCCTGCTTTCGACGTCAGCGATAGCGATTAGCAAATCTTCATTTAGCAGCTTTTTACATTCAGCTGTAGTTTTGACCTGTCCAATCTTGGCTGTTGCAGTATGCCCGTAACAGTTCGTTGGAATTCCAACAGGATCAAGGTAGGTTTTATTTTCAAGCCCCTCATGGGTTGTCGCGAGGGCACCAGCTAATGCTAGCGTTGCCGTAAAAGTGGCTGCAAGGACGCTCTTATTCGTCATCGGAGGCCTCTTTCATTCTTGCTTTATGAAACTCCTCATCCCGAATATTTTTTCTGATACCGAAAAAGATGTGAAGAACGGCAGATACAAGGGTAAGTGCCAACACCGCATCACTTAATGTGAATCCCCACAAAATTAAACCAGACACCGTTACATGCGGCGTGGCCTTCGTAGCTTCGGCGGCCACGTCCTGAATAATTGACATTAGACTTTCTTCTTATTATTATGTGAGTCTATCATTTATTGTATCACTTTAACCGGACAAGTGTTTATGAGCGTCAAATCCGCAGTTGCAAAAGCTCTTGAAAACTTCGACCCTGCGAACCCATTCCACGTCGCGTTAAAGAAGCACGGTGAGTACAACTATGTTCGAGTGATTGAGCTGGCTACTGAATATCAGAGTGAAGCAATTGCCAACGGCCAACCCATAGTTGATATTGCTGATGCGGTCAAACGAAAGGCCCTGGAACTCTTTGCAGACGAGAGACGAATGCGGGGAATGAAGCTCGAAGAAGACTTAGGTATCTGAGCCAGAGATAATCTTTTTGACTCGCACTTTCCTGGCAGGCTTCTCAACAGGATCCTCGGGTTGGTCAGGCGCAACAGATCCAGGCTCACCGTAACCCAGCCCCCGCCAATACCCCTCAGCGCCGCTCCCAACATCCACCATCACCCGATCCCCATCAAGTTCTAGCCATACCGAATTCTTACTCATCGTTTGTCTCCAAAGTTGGCCAGTTGACGGCAAATGGGTCTTGCAGGGTTACGTCGCGCAAAGCCTGCCTATAAGTCGCCAGCCGTTGCCTGGACACGGTGTCGACGGTGCCAGAGACATCCTCTGCGTCGAGCAGCCTTACGCGAAGCAGATCAGACTCAGCCAGGAGCTCATCACGAGCCCTCACGACTTCTTTCAGCTTCTCTTCGCGGGAGATCTCAATCACCAGCTCGCCGTCGACGATGCGGAGGGATTTACGGCTGGAGAAAGCCTGCAAGGCCTCTTCAAAATTATCGATCTCAATGAACTGGGTGCCCGGCAGCTCGCCGTAACCGTAGACGTAGCCAGCCTCGTCGTAATGCAGCTTATTTTTTGACATAGAACCTGTACCCCTCGCATGCCCCATTAACCAAAGGCAATTTGAAATAGTTGTTATCGAGCAGTGTGAGCTGATGGATTTCTACGTTTCCGGTTGATCCGTCAGCAGATCCCACGGCCCCGGAGTCGCCGAAGTACAGGGCTTTGTGAGCCACTGGATCGATCAGCATCCCTGCCAACTTGGTGTTGAATGCAGGCAGCTTGGTGAACGTGTTCCCATAGTCAAACGACACACTCCCGAAATTGTTTGACGTAGCTCGTAGGCCGTTAACGAACAGCAAATTGTTGTGGCAGGCGATGCTGTGTGTGACCGCAGTTGCGTTGACGAAATACGGGGACGTAACCGATGTAACCCTGTCTGTTTCTGCGTTCAGCTTGAACTGCACTCCAGCAACGCCAAAGTACACGAAGTCACCTGCGCATTTGATCGTATCTGGAGCTGGGTAAATCGACTGCAAAAGCCTAGCGGACGTAACCGTAGGAGCTGAGGTGTCGATGAACATTTCATACAGACCAGGAGCCGAAGCGCCGTAAGTGCCAACAAAGAAAATACGCCCGCTGTCGGTCTTTACTACCGTGCTTCCCTGGTCGAGACCACCGATGGTAAAACTGCCGCCGAGGTTCCTTTTCGTTTTCGTTTTTGGATTGTACAAACGCCGTAGAGAGATCCAGCAGAACAAATCTTCGTCAGTCGACACACTTACTGCACTGAAGCCCCCATTTGTAGCCTGCGAGGATTCTCCAGCGTAAGCAGCTGTAACTGAAGATCCATCTACCTGAATACAATAGATGTTGTAACTATTGTTAAGAAAGTAAATCGCATTATCAGTGACTACCAACCGTTTGTGACCCAAGGCAGAAGTATTTGAGTAAACAAGATTGAAGTCTGAGTCGTAAGCAGTAATAAAAGGCGTGACGCTATTGATGGTGAATAGCAGCCCCTTGAAATACACTGCATCTAACACTTCGCCAGTTGTCAGCGACTTCCTGCCCACACTGCTAGACAGGATGCTCTGATACTTTGGAGTGCCCCCGTTGATAATCCCGGCCAACTCTGATGCCAGGGAGCTCTCTTTGATACTGCCATCGCACTCGAAGTAGTCAGTATAAGAACCTTCAGGCAACATTACGATTGTGCCAGTCTCAATTCCCGACACAGTAGCTTCCTCACCAGGATCAGGCGCCGGAATAGCGGCTACTACTGCATCAACAACCTGCCGAACAGATGCTTTCTGAGAGTTACCAGGGCGATGGACATGAAACACTGCGTCAAGGTTACTGTCCCATGCAGTAGCAAGATCACTGGGACGCTTTTTATTAGTTGTCATTCGAAATCCCGTTTGCTTTGAATGCAAATCTTATTATGTTGATATTGTATCACTCTTCGACGAGTGTATATTCGAGCAGATCGAAGTCTCTGAAGTTTCTCGTAACCACAAGAGAAAGATCTTCGATGTCGATCCATCGCAAGCTGGAATCACCGTCAACAGGGAATACTTTTGAGAAAGTCTTTCCGGCGTCGTAAGTGACCGTCAGGGAAACATCGCCATTTACGAAAACTGCGAAATCACCACGCGAATAGCCGGTTGCCAGAGCGCTATCAAGAGTCGTGGCCTGCACGCTGCCTGTCGACAGGTTGACTACCCGAAGGTCAGAACCGCTCATGATGTGTAACTGGGTATCTCCGGCTACGACCTTGCCGCCGTTTTCACTGATCAGGGTATGACCCGTTTCGGTGAATTCGAAGACCGCCGAGCTTTGGTTGGTTGTGCGCCTGGCACTCGCGAATACACGCCCATTCGACGATGCCAGTTCACCACCAGCCCCCTCGATCTGCAGGCTCACGTCGCTGAAAGCAGGGCCAGGCCTCACTGACAGGGTCACTGGGTTGATGAGGTAGGAGATGCTGAAATCCGCGTTTACGAGCCAGTCTTCATCTCCCAGGCTCACCATGGCTGGCAGCTTGAGATCCCCGAACCCGCCGGCGATATCGAGAGCAATTGAGGTGTCTGATCCGTCGAGCCTGGTCAACCTGTCTTGCCCGTTGTCATTGCGCAGGTAGTACGCTGTATGTTCAGTCTTGAAGACGTCGCAGGCTCTGTCAGAGATGTAGTTCTTTTCGACAACCCTCGCAGTACCTTGCGTCAGCTCATTTTCACTGTCAAAGATCACGTACTGCGCGTCAAAGGCGGCGATGAACGTGCTACCTGACTTCAGAATTCGCTTAGGCAGTCCGTACACGCCACCGAAGGTGATCGACCGGCTCGCAGTTGTGCTTATGCCAGTAATCCGGTTGAGCTGCTCGATGAACCGCTCCCAGGCAATGTAGTTTCCGCCGTCATCCACCTCGACGAACTCCAGGCCAGCAATGTCGGCATAGATTGCGTCAGGTGCAGAGACCGATCCGGCCATGGGGTCAGGCTTCGCCTCGACTACAACATCGCCTGGCTTCGTCTCGGGATCTTGTTCACCGGGTGACACGACAGACCAGTCGCCATTGTCGTCAGCAGTGCCCGTGCCAGTGGTTCCGTCAGGGAACGTGACAGTGACCTGGTCACCAGGATTCGCGCCGCCACCCCCAACAGTGACCGTGCCATCAGGATTGGGCGTAACGTCATCGACGACAGGCTCGCCAGGCTTAGGATTCGTAACGACCCCAACATCACCAGGCTCTAGGTCTGGATCATGCGGAACATCCGGAAACTCAACTTCCCAGTCGCCGTCATCACCAGCCTCGCCGGAGCCGGTCTCACCGCCAGGCAGCGTGACTTCAACGTCATCACCCGGATTCGCACCGCCACCACCTACGACCGTGCCGCCACCCTCACCAGGCTTAACTTCGCCCGGCTCTGGGGTAGCAGGTTTGTCGGGCGTCGGAACCTGATCGATCACAAGATCTGGCGCACCCGGCACAGGCGTCACAGCACCTGGCGACGTAACAGTCCAGCCGCCACCGTTTCCAACTACGCCAGTGCCGACAGAACCATCAGGGAACGTCACGACTATGGTCTGCCCAGGCGTCCCGCCACTGCCACCAACCACGACGGTGCCATCAGGATTTACAACAATGTCATCGATCAAAGGCGAGCCGATCACCATGTGCACAACTCGGCGCAGGTGATAAACCGTGAGAGATAGTAGATTCCGGCCCAGAATATTCATCAGAACCTCACCTTACTTCATGAATCCAGACGGTCGCCGGATCTTCCCCAGCAAGCAGCCGGACGCTAACTTGACGACCCCTGTTTGCATTCAAATAGACGCCGCCGCGTGCATCGATTGGCGCGTCTGCCTCTGTGACAGCGGTGCCCTCGGCCAGGTGGATGAGTGACTTGCAGAAGACGTAGATTGCTTGCCCCTGGATGACCCGGCTCGTGAATGCGTTGCCCTGAGTCAGGCTTATTTTGCCGCGAGAGATGCCAGGGGTCACGATTGGCAGCACGCCGCCGTTGCGTTCGATTGTTGCTGTTACTTCGCTCATTAACTGCTCCTGAAATGTGAAAGCCCCCGCAGCTGGTGCGCAGCAAACGAGGGCTTTGGGTGTTGCGGGTGGGCTCCGGAGAGCCCGGTGTATCAGTGACCGCCGAGACGGGTAGCGCGCTCAGGAGCAACAGCTTTGCAGCCGAAGAAGATCTCGATCTTGTAGTGCGTGCTTTCAGTGCTTGCGTTGTACCAAGACAGCAAGCGCAGGGTGATACCAGTTTCCGGGTCGGTCATCGAAGCGATGGTCACGCCAGGAGCGTTAGCCGGGGTTTCGAGTTGACGGAACGCGATCAGGAACGCTGACTTGCTGAAAGCCAGGTCGATCTGGTGATCGCCGATCACGGCCAGGGAGGTGTTGACTGCGATGGCTTCAGTGACCGGGGCAGTAACAGTGACAGCAACTGCGCCGTCAGCATCAGCAGCGATGTCATTAGCCACTGCGAACACTTGCTCGGAGCCAGCAACAGTGATGATGTCGCCTTTTTTGAACGTAGCGTTGGCACCGGCACCGCTCAGTACCAGGATGCTCGATCCAACAGCTCCAGCGACAGCCAGCTTGATAGCGTTGCTCTCAGAGGCAGTACCCGCGAAGTGCATCGGGGCTTGTACGTCGCTGTAGATATCAAACCCGTACCTGCGACCAATGATGCCTTCTTTTTCCGCAGGCTGTTCGCTGTAAGTGGTAAACACGCCGAGCAGATCAGCTTCAGTGTCGGAGGTCAGAACCAGGTTCTTGTCACCCAGCACTTTCCGGTTGTTCAGCGACTTACGAGCGGCGATCAGGTCTTTCTTGTCGCGGGAGTTTTCCGAGGTCAGATTCCCGGAGAAGTACGGGACTTCTTTGAACATGTCGAAAATGGCTTCGTTGACTGTACGAGCCAGGACGTCAACAGCGGCTGCCAGCGCATCAGGGATTACGCCAGGCTGCATGCCGGTGAACTCACGATCTGACATCTTGAATTCTTTGTAGACGTGTCGATCTAGGCGCAGCTCGACTTTGTCGACGTTCAGGTCAGTTGCGACCGAGCCATCTGTGCCGTGCTCGTCAGCCTTGTCGAATTCAACTGGCTTATTTACACGGATCATCTCACCGACTTTTTTCGATTCGTCAGCCTTGTTGACTGTGATCAGCCTTGGCATTGTCAGTTGGCCGCGAAGGCGTGACATTGCAACTGGTAGAATCGTTTCGTTAATCAGCGCTTCAAAATTGTTCCCATAAGCTGGAAGAACAACGAGTGCATTACTTTGCGTCATTTGCATACCTATTTATTGTTATTTTTGTTTTGGTATTTTTGAGGTATCTGTTGCTCACAGAGCAAAACAGCCGCTGGCCCGACCAGCTTGGGAACTGGGACTCGGGGTGAGTCCCAGGGTGTAACTCTTTACTTAGCTAATGACGATTTCGCCCTTAGCCCTTTTGGCAAACAGTTCAGATTGTTCTTGAGCAGTACCCAGCATAAGTTTCTGCTGCCACTCTTCGCGAGACATCGACACGCCAGCGCCGCCAGTGCCTTGCTTGCCACCTGAACCGGGCATAGCCTTAAAGTAATGCTGCTTAGTTTGAGCCAAGCTTTCGATCCACTCTTTCGGCGTCAGCGCTCGACCGGACTTGCCCATTGCGACATTGCCGTGCTGATCTCGGCTAACCAGTTCGCCCGAGTCAGTAAGCTCCCAGGAGCCACCAGCCAGGTTAATCAGGTCATCAATAGCAGACGGCTGGAAGAACTCATTCTTCAGTGCTTCGTTGCCGATCAACTGCTTAATCTGAAATTGCTTCAGTCGGCCTTTCTCTGCATCAACAGCTTTGCGCAGTTCTTCTTTCTCAGTCTGTTCGGCCTGGAGGCGCTCTTGCCAAGTTGCATTTGCAGCATTGACACGCTTATCCAGCAAAGCCTGAAAATCTAGCTTCCCTGATTTCAATGCAGCCTGGTCGGCTTCATCTTCTGCTTGAGCGAGAATTGCATTCAGTTGATCCTGAACTTTCTTCTTCTCAGCGAGAATCTCAGAGTTCTTTGACTTCAAACCACCAGTTTCTGCAGCCAGTGCTTTAGCAAGCTCGGCTTTGAGAGTTTCCTGGAATTCTGGAGTTTCGTGGATTGGTACTTGAGCCCCTGGCTCTTGTGTTCCGCCATCTTCTTCGCCGTAAGCCTTGAAAACAACGAGACCACTGTTCTGCTTCAACATTCTTAATCCCCCAAGGATCATTTATTGTTTTTATATGTTGTGAACACATAATATCATAAAAAATGGCTTGGGGGATTTAGTGCAAAATAATCCTTGACTATCTTAAACAGCCTTGAGCACCTCGTACTGCGCATCTTCATCTAATCGTCCAACAGCATCTACGAACTCAGCAAGAACATCGAAACTACCTGCTTTAGCGTCGCTCAGGATCTGCGGAATCATCCCCAAGTCGAGCATGGTGAGAAAAAGTTCTTCTGAGCCGCAGCCACCGTAAACTGACGATTCCCAGAGTTCGTACAACTCCCTGGCATTCGGCTTAACGACCCCATTAGCAAGAAGGAAGAGCGTAGCGCTAAGGCCCTCGGAATTTCTTCCAGACTTGAAGGCATCGTGTGCTCTCATGAACATGTCGAACTGTTCTACAAATTTGGTCATCGTCGTTCTCCTCTTATTATTCTTCGATGATCTGTGCTAGGACTTCCCAGACGAGATACTCCAGACTGCTTGGCTCAGAAAAACTTTGTACGTTGAAAACATACCTGACACCATCAAACACAAGATCATCAGCGCGTACCAGCTCGCCAATAATGAAGTTCTCAATAGTCCTAAGAGACAGTGGACACCCGACTTCGGCATAGTCCGCAATCAACTCAAGCTGACGTTTGTTCTCAAGCCGAAGCAGATCGAGGGCGGGATAGTGTTTTCTTTCTGAGTCGAAACCACCAACAAGTCGAATCGCACAAATATCTTCGGTTTGCGGGGTGAGTGCTTTGATACGGACTGTCTGCATGTTAATACCTGAGAGCTTCGGCTCTTCTTCTAATATTTGTATTGTATTGATGGAGCGAGTGTTAAATCAAATTTTTATTTCGGACTCTTCTATTGAGTCAGCGATAGCTCACTGTCAAAATGAATCATCACAAGAACAACAACGGGATATTGCAATGCTAAAACAAAGCTTTCTGCTCAATGAAGATGTTCTCATCGTTCCACGCGCTCTACATCGCTCGGATAGACCTGACGGCAGTGTATCCGGCTTGAAACAACGGTTCGTAGCAATTCGTACATCCAATAATGAGGAAATCACCGAACAGGTATTTTCAGCCTGGAATAAAAGCCGGGCTGACATCAGGGGCTTTTTTGATTCTTGGTTTAATTTGACTGTTAGCTGCACGAGCTGGGATCCAGCGTCCCCAGAGTACGGCGCTACCTGGCAACACTCTAATTACGAGTTGTTTTTCGGCTCAGGTAACCCAGTTGTGAATTACATTCCGCCACCAGCTGATCTTGTAAAACCGAAACCACCCACGCTCAAACTCGACGCAATGTTGGGAGAAAAACTGAGCTGGTCAAGGCCATTGAAATTGAGTCACTCGACTGGAAAGGTTGATCAAGCTGTTCAGCATGAGATACTCCAGGAGTTCGAGTCATTGATCGTGCGAACCCAAATTCGCATGTATGCCAAAGCGGCGCTGGAGGGTTGAATGAGCTTTGACTGGATTTACGACGGCGTCGACATGTCGATCCGAGACTACTTTAAGCACGCTATCGCGAAGCGGGAGCCTGGAGTGATATTTAGCGACTGCGTGCATGACTTTGCTATTGGTGAGCTCGACGAAATAGCCAATGTCGGCAGCGTTACTGCCTTCCGCTCGAAAGACGACTCTTGGATCTACAGACGTCAGGTTTGGTCACCGAGTCGCGTGTATTTCGTTTGCCAAGACGGCAGGCAGCAGGTGCAATCTAGGCCTCGAAATCCTGGCTAGCCTTGAGCCTCAAGCCAGCGTTCAAACTTCTCTATTTTCCTCAGCTCCAGCAGGTTGGGCCCTGCAGTCCCCAAGAGGTTAAGGAAGCGCTGTCGATCCTCGTCATCAGGAAACCAGTCCTCTATCTCAACGTTGCAGTGCTGAGAGTCGCTGATCGCCCACCTGACAACCATATCTGCCGCAGCCCTGAAGTGATCCGCCATCCACATCGTCCGTCCCTCAGACTCCCACCCACGCTCAGCCAACACCTGGGTGACATCCATTATCCCAGCGTCACCGAAGAAGCTCGTGGTGTCAGGTAAATGGATGCCAGCGAGCGACACCTTGCACACCCCTGAATCGCGATCCCAATACGAAGTAACGTGCCACCCACCAGTGGTCGCGCCCGGAAATGGGAAATTGATCGCAGCTTTACCGGTGATGTAGTGCTCACGAGTAACGCGCTTCAGGTCGAGATCGAACAGGGGCTGAGTCATCCCGGCAACCTACCACCGCACCCACGGCCAGGCAACGCGGTTTGACTCCAAGGCGGGCCGTCGACAAGATGATCTTTTGGGCCTGGACGAACAACATGAAGCCAACCTACTTCATCGACTTTGAAGCTTCGGGCATTGCTCCTGACAGTTACCCGATTGAAGCCGCTGTCGTGTACCAAGGTGGCGAATATCAGTCCTTGATCCAACCGGCATGGTACTGGGATCACTGGAGCCACGACGCGCAGGATATGCATCAGCTCACCCGCGATCAGCTCATAAGCGAAGGCCAGACACCCCTGGCAGTTGCCCAGGCTATGAACGATCTCTTTGACGGCAAAATCCTGTGCTCCGACAACCCCGCTGACTGTTACTGGCTGGATGTCCTGTATGAGGCTGCGGGTATTGAAGCAACTTTTGAAGTCAAACCTATTGAGTCATTTGTGGGTCGTGAGGTTGCCAGCGAAATATCGGGTCGGCTGCCGATAAGAAAAGGACACAGGGCGCTCCAGGATGCTCAGACGCTTAGTAATACCGTCTATATCTATTTTTCTGATATGCCTGAACAAGGAAGGTGAGCTAAGTGCTGAAAAGCGAAATGATTAAGCGCAACAACCACTATATTTGGGCTCATTACCTTAAAGGCTGGTCTAAAAATAATACTGATATTTTTCGCAGAACAAGAAAGGGCATAAGTTCCTACCCGGTTAAAGGACTTGCCTGCGAGGTCGATTTCTACAAAATCAGTGAGCTGAATAGTGCCGACATTCTGTTTATTCAGCGATGGATAAGTAAGGCCTGCGTTGAACTGCAGGAAGTTCACAAGGTATTTCTTGCGGATATGATTCGCCTCTCATATTCAATTCGCGCCTTAGATGGGCATGGAAACGCTCGTAAACGTGAGCTTCTCCTTTCAAATACACTGGAAAACATACATACGACTATTGAGGGTGATGTTAAGCAAGTGCTAGACGCACTCAGGGCGGGAAAGCTTTCCGTGCTGAACGTTGCAGCAAATAGATATAACCTCCACAGCTACATTGGACACCAGTTTTCTCGAACCCGGTTTTTTAGAGAAACGTTCGTTGAAGCCATGAGATTAAGTGGTGAAGAGCACTACGAATTAGCTAACAAAAACTGGTGGTTCTTGAGCGTAATATTTGGTGTCAATGTCGGATACAACATAGACCTATCTTACAACCACAAAAACGTCGTTTGGCTGACGAATAATACCGAAACCCCCTTCTTAACAAGCGACAACCCTGTCATCAATGTTCATCCTAGTGTAGTTGACTGTCCTCCAAGCGAATTACCTCCAGAAGATATAGATTTTTACTTCCCGATATCACCAACAATGGCATATATGATCAATGAGTCCGACGCGTACGGCAGAGGAGTCGTGGAATCAGATATTCGCCTGGCTGAATTGCTAAATAGAAACGTACTACTTCGAAGCGACAAGACGGTCTTCGGTAGCACTGCCGAAATAATCCAGAACACAAAAAAGCCGAGGCAGAAAACACCTTAACGAGACAGGCCCTCCGGGGCCTTTTTCTTTGCCCAGGGTTTGTTAGCAAACCAACTGCGGAAATTATTTTATGGGTATGCGGCGGGTATACGCATCTGTGTTTTCAGGGGCGTTAGCTTGATATGCAAAAAAAACACACCACTGATTGAATAACCATATATACATCGCCTGATCTCCTTTTGCATAATAAAAGCATAAAGAGTAATCAGGAGAATGCAATGCAGAGAGACTTGAGCACTAATAGCAAACTTGGCAGTCACAGCGAGACCAACGGCAGCAAGTTTGTGCTCCTCGAAGGAGGGCTTGTTCTTCTATCCTCGGAGCTCTATTCGGACTACGGATACTCCGGGCCGTTCAGGTGTGCCAGAGAGTTCGATCTGTCTGAGATAGCTGATGAGCTTGATGCCGACACCGAATACCGTCATGGGCCAAATAGCCTGGTGCTTCACCTTCTTGAAATTGGATTCATTGAAAAGCTTCATTGTCGAGAAGTGCATCTCGGGGCATACGGCAACTTAGAGCTTTCGAATTGGATCATGGATCAGCAGTCCCTCAATGTTGATCTGGAGTTTGGCTTTATTGATGAGCCGGAATACAAGGTAACAAGCATGCAGTTCGGTCTGTAAGGGGAGCATTATGGATATCATTGAAAAGTACAGTAGAGTTCACACCAATCTTTTTCATTTAGCAGGAGGCAGTGCCGCCTCTATCTTTAAGGCTCTGGAGCAATTCGACACTGAAGACCGCAGGGAAATCGCAAGCCGACTCCACGAGGTCATTGAGTTCAACTTTGAGCAACCGTCCATTCAGGATTTGGTCAGAAGAAACCTCAAGTCGATTAGCCCAGACGCCGACCTGTCGTGGATTCCGGACTGGAGAAAGGATTATGAAACTCTTCACGCGTCGACCGAAAACAAGAACTGAAATCGAAGAAGAGCAGTTCATCTTAGCCGCTAAGTCCCTAAAAACCCTCCAAGTGCCACTCGGAGGCTGCATGAGCATCGACCCGGAAGAACTTCGCCATCAGATCATCGCAAGCCGAGAGCGATACAAAGACTTGGTGCGCCGGGACGGGCATTGAGGGGTTTGACAACAAGTCACGCATCAAGAACTAATGACTTGAACCACACTCAAACTATTCGGACTAAATAGGGTATTTGGTTTTCAGGAGAGATCCGATGCCCGCCAATTCATCGTAGCACTCGCTTTTCTTTTTTGACTCTTCTGTTTCCGATACAAAGCATGAAGCCCGTGCATGCCCTATAACGACACTAATAAATGCTAAAAAGACCAGCATAATGAACAGGCGATAGAAGTTTATAGGCTTGTTGAAATCCATTGATAAGCCATGAAGGACGCTATGCCTATTCATATCAATTGCTCCCGTCACATCCTTCGTGTTTTCATAAAGCCTGGTAGCAAAGTATTTCTTGAAGCCATCTATAAGTGCCAGTCGTTCGTCAAAATTCACTAGATAGTCACGCTCTCGCATAAAGCTCGGTACATCACACTCCGAGTACGCGGCGCTGCTCACGCAATCCTCTATTTTATTTAGAACATTGATAAACTGGTCTTTACTTGTAATTCCTGAGAAGCGCCCATCTATTTTCTCACCGATATTCCTCAAAATCCCTTCTGCTGCTAAAAGCATGCCGGAAACAGACACCGATACATTGCCAAGCAGGTATGATCTTATGCACTCATCGATATGCTTCATGTAGGGCTGGAAAGAGCCAATGCGATTGAATAGCGCCTCATAATACCTGCCCATGTCGTAAGGCGTATAAATGCTAGCTAGACAGAAGTCGACTGTTAAGCTATTTGGGTTTCCGGTACTTGCTCTAATTGCCTTGCATATCATCTCCATATGCCTAGGCATTAATAGAGGAGGCACTAGGAGATCCTTGCTGGCAAGTAAGCTTGCAAATGGAAAGGCGCCTGAGGTGTGAGGTGGCGTCTTCTCAGTTGGGATAAATGACCATTTTCCCTCCCTTATGAATCTGTATCCTTGTATTCCGGAAAAGTGCTGCAAAATAAAGCTCGACGGCTCACATGCTTCGCCATAGTGCCTCTTTAATATAGTTAGCACTTCGGCTGGGCCAGTGTTGAATGCCCCGGTATGCTCGCACTCGTAAAATACCGCCTCCAAGCCCTTTTGCATGTCACCACTCATAGGTCAGGATTGCTATTAATTGATCAGGGTCTGTTGCCGTCTAACCATCTATGAAGCAAGGCCGCGCTAGGCCCATTTGCACTCAAACCAATATCATACGACCAGCACTGCCTGGTCAGCCAGCGGAGGTGCCCAGCTCCCGCATCTGCTCCAGCACATGGTCGAAGAATTGGCTCTCGTCGCGATAGAAGAACGCAGATGGTTCATGAATCGCCAAATGCTTGGTGTCCTCTTCCCATTCGGCATACCAGGCGTCCTTTACATCGACGTAGACAGCCGGCCTGCCTTCGAACTGATCAGCCGTGATGTCGACGACGAGGCCATACACCTCCAGCCAGGCATGGGAGCCACCGTCCTTATCACCGCAAACGTAGTAGAACTCTCCGATATCCAGGCTGTTGAGGTGTTCGCCCAGCAGCTCGGAAATTGTCCCGCAGCAGCTGTGCGGGAAACCCCGAAGGTTCTCCGGAATCCACGCAGTCTTCATCACGTTCTCGATGGCAGTGCGGAATCGACAAGCCAGCTGGCTCAGCGAAACCTTGAGCTCAAACTGTACTCCGGGATGAATCATCGGCTCCCCGAGTGTTTCGAGATAGCCTGGGTACTCAGCTTCAATTGAGCGACGAGCCTCGTCGTACATACCGTCGATGATCGGTGCGAAATGCGCCATGCTGGCTCTTAGGGCTTCTCTAGTCTCAGGAGTCTTAGCCTGGAGTGTCGGCATCCAAGAAGCATCGGTAGGGTCATTCCGGTACTTTACGGCCCGTTCCGACACGTTTTTGTAAACGATCAGGCGATTCATCTCGTAATGATCAGGGGCCTGGCTTCCGAGGTCACCGGCCATGTTGAGACCATCAATCAAGGCACGAGCAGACAGCCCGGCTTTCTCACCTGATGAAAATAGATCAGACTTACGCTCGGCAGGATCTACAAGAATCGGGCGCCCTGCCAAGATTACCAACTGCTGAAATTCCTGATCTACTTCCATGAACTCATTCCTTAGATAACGAAAAGGGCCCTGCGGGGCCCTGATTGTTTGTACTCAAACAGTCTTACTTAGCCAACCAGGATTCCACAGTGTCGGAGCCGTATTCCGATTTCCAGTCTTTCAGAATTTTGTGATTGCCGCCTTTAGTCTCAACAACTTCGCCCGAATGTGGGTTCTTGTAGATTTTCACCTGACGTGGCTTGCGTGTGCCCGCCTTGGATTCGGTGGCTGTAGGAGCGCGACGCGTGGCTTGTGGGTCAAGAATGGCGATAACATTGCGCAGGCTGTAGCCATACTCGCCGAGCAGAGCGCGAAGCTTGGTTTCGAACTCGACCTCTTTCTTCAGGCCTTCGTCGCCTTTCATTGCTTCGAGGGCTGCCAGTTGCTCAGCCAGGTGTTTTTCCAGCTGACGGAATTCTGCGAGACGAGACATTTGACGCTCCTGTATGTTGATAGGCCATTATCCGGTGATGGCTACAGCCAAGTCTAGCAATCAGCAAACTCAAGGGAGCTTCAATGCATTTAGTAATGCTCGACACGTGCGTTTGGCTAGATATTTCGACCCAGAAAGCAGAGCTGCCAATGCTGACGGCCATTGAGCATCTGGTCGAAGAAGGAATCATCAAGCTCCTGGTGCCCGAGCTTGTGCGTACAGAATTCGAGCGAAACAAGGACAAGGTCATTGAGTCCACGCGCAAGCGGATTGCGAGTGAGATCCGTGTTGTCAAAGGGATGATCCAGTCATTCGGCGGCGAGGGAAAAGACAGCGCGCTGGAGACCATTGATGATGTAAACCACCGGCTACCGATCCTGTCCGAGGCGACTCAGGGCAGCGTCAACCGAGTGATTAAGCTGTTCGACCTGGCCTTCCAGACGCCCATCTCAGATGCCACAAAGATCAAGGCTGCCGAGCGAGCAATCGATAAAAGAGCTCCATTCCACAAGCAAAAGAATAGCGTTGCTGATGCGGTACTGGCCGAAGCCTTCCAGGAATTCCGAATCGAGCAAGCAGCCAACTTCGAAAGCTTCAGATTCGTGACTCACAACGTAACGGACTTCTCAGGCAAGGATCACAGGCAGCCCCACGAAGACTTCTCCGACATCTTTGATGGCAAAACTTCGCTGTATTTCAACACCACGAAACCGGCAATCGAAGATCTGCTAGACCTAGAGGAGTTCCACTACGAAAACGAGTGGGCTTGGGAAGATCAGACGCGCGGCCTTCAGGAAATTCTGGGGGCCATGGACGAGCTGGTTGATAAGGTTTGGTACAACAGGCACATGAACATGATGTACGGCCTTGAAGAAGGCGAGGTTGAGATCGTTGAGGACGGCACTGAGAGGTACGGCAATGAGGTCATTCACCGCTCCATCCTGAAAGGTGCTCTTGCTGCAGCCGAAAAGGTTCGAGAGAAGTACGAAGACACAGGCCCATGGGACGACTTTGAGTGGGGCATGATCAATGGGAAGCTGTCGGCCCTTCGTTGGATTCTGGGTGATGAGTGGGACATGCTCGACACCTGAGAAAATGGAGGGGCTGCGGCCCCTCCGCGCCAATCAGGCTAGCTCGGTAGACAAACGATCTTCATTATCTGAGACGCTGAACTCATTGCGCAGAGTGCCCCGACGCTTCATCTCCAGCAGGAAATCTTCCCTGGACAGGTCACCCATGGTGCGTGCGTTCGCCAGTGCTGTGAGGTCTTCGGAAGTGGAGCTAATTCCATACTCAGTGTCTACATGAACCTGAAAATCTGGCTCAGCGATCTTGTTGAAATATGCAATCCAGCCAAGTCCGACCTCAAGAGCGTTCCCGACGCTCAGCGCAAGCATCGCGATCCGGTTGTTCGTTTCCCCGGCTCTAAGCGCATGACCGGTGGCAGTCTGTGCGACACCGCTGTTTTCAAGCAGGCCAAGCCCGTAAGACTCCATTTTGGCCTCAAGGTCTTTGAGTGAGTCGCGGCCCGCGCCAATCGCATTACCGGTGTGCTCGACGTACTTCAAGTCTGCGCCTGCTTCACCCTTGATTGCATACTCAGAGCCAATCGTGATCACAGCATCATCACTCACCCCAGAGGCGAAGAGCACGGGCACGCGAGCAATGCGCAGGATGTTCGACTGATCTGAGCTCTCTTGATAGTGCTGGACGTTCATGTAAGCCAGATCCAGCAACGGCGGAGAAGCCTGCAACTGATCTGCAGCAATGGCCTCCGCAGCATGGATGGGCGTTACAGGGATTTCTTTGAGAGCAAACGGCTGATCGAGAACGATAGGGGCATCAGTCTCGCCGTCGTACAGTGACCACGTGACGACATCACCCACACGGTCGAACACCCTGACACGCTTTACTTCCTTTTCACCCCACTGGCCGTCCTGGACAACTGCAGTTTCTAGGATGCGTATGTGGATTAGCTTGTCGTCTTCGTTCTTGCGAGCAGCCAAGATGTTTTCGCCGGGAAGCAAGTACAGGTACGGCCTCCCACCATTGACGGCGCAATCACCAGCTAGAAACGTTGATCCCATCGCTACAGCATCGGCGGTGCAGGCATGAGCCAGGGTGGTTGCACTGGTGCCTCGGCCATCAACGTCAACAAGATACTCAGCAGCAAGCTCTGGGTAGCGTTCACTTTTGATACCTACCGGCATGCTGAACGGCTTCGACGCCAGGTTGGCAACAGTGCGCTGGAAGTAGTTGGTTAAGAAAGACCTGTTTAAGCGTCTTTTATAAGCTTCCGGTGTTTCCCCAGGTTCTTTCGGCAGATACTCAACCCCAGCAGCCCTGATAGCCACAGTTCCACCTTGAAGCGTGCGAATTACCTTTCGAATCTCATAATCTTTCTGACTGCGCATGGAACGCTGACTAACTGACATATATAACGCCTATTCTTATTATTATTTGGCTACAACTATTGTACTTTGTTTGACGGCGAACTTCTGAGACTAGCGGATACCATGTTGAATCGAGGTTACTGGACGCTTCCATGTCAATCGATATGCCAAGGCGTCCCAAGCATGGTCATCTCCGCACTTCGCAACGCTATCCAGTTGATCTTCATCTCGCTGAAGCTCCGGAATCGAAGAGTTCAGAAACTTGCAATTCGTAAAGAAGTAGATGTGCGGCTTACCAGGATCTTGCTCAATTGTTGCTTGCAAACGACCAAACATGAGCTGGGCACTGGTCACCCTGGAGCCCGGAGATTTGTCGGAGTTCACGAACGTCATGCCCTCAGCTGCCAGGTCTTTCGCGACGGTCGGGGCATTACCTTGATCAACCTTGGAGCCATTGTAGATCTGGTTATCCGCTGGGCCTGGAGTGACCTTGACGTGGTTCTTCAGGATGCTTTCTTGAAGCTTGAGCTCGCGTTGCTTCAGGCGCTTGCCGATGTTGCCAGCACTGAGAAAAAGACCCAGGTCGCGCTTCTGCTGAGTACCGTCAGGATTCAGGGGTGTGCCGTAATCCTCACCGACAACGATGATTGAGCCTTTCGGCGGGCAGAATGGCTTGCCGTTGATTAAGACGGACTCGCCATTAGTCTCAGCCGTCCAAAGGCAACAGAAAGGTGTCGACTGACCGTAGTCGAATGACCTCTCAACCTTCCAGTGCGCGGGTATAACGAACGGCTGCATGAGCAACACGTCTTTTTTCCAAAGCGCAGCGAACATGGCTGTATCGTCGACAGCCTCCCAATCTCCAAGCAACCACGACGCACGCTTGGCAGGATCGCTGATCGTCCTCAGCCAAGCCTTGTACTCATCATTGAGATGGGAGTTTTCAAACACTGTGCCGAAGATCGCGCACTTGTCGCGCTGGCCATTTTTGTACTCAATCTGACCGCTAATTTTTCCGTCAATGAAGCGAGCCTTGACCCATCGCTTTCCGACTCCCCATGGGTTTGTAGTCGACCTGACTTGCAGGGGTGGCATGAGCGGCTGGGCCTTCGTGGGCTGGTACGAAGTCCGGAGCGTCGACATCATCGACTCGTAGATCTCGTCGGTCGCCCAGGTGGTCAGCTCGTCCCAACCGATAAAGCTATATTCCTGGCCGTGGAATTTGGCCTCGTATTGTTCCTTCTTCTCGATGTAATCGAAGATCAGAACTTCACCGGTTGGGAACGTCCACTCGCGCATCGACTTGTTGTACGTAGCGCCTGGGAACAGCTTTGGGAAAAGCCTATGACTCTTGACGATCAAGTCCTTCAGGGACGAGAACTGACGACGCAGAATCACTCCACGCCAGTAACTACCCCAGCCTTGGCCCACATGCTGACCGAATGCCATCAACAAGCACTCGGACTTTCCGTTGCCCCTAGAGCCATGGAACAGCACTTCTTTAACGAGGTTGAGAGGTTGTCCGGTTAGGAGGAGCATCCCTTGCGAACTCAGGCCGCCCCCGGCTCCAGGGATCGGTTCCCAGACCACTTTCCTGACAGCCCTGGCGATAGGGATAATGTTCCCAATTTTGGTCTTTAAGCCGTTCCAGGCTCGTAATGTGCTCATTTGGTAACCTTATAGTTCTTATTATTTGGTTTTGATTTGTTCTATCTGTGCATCACAACGCGCCTTCCCGCACCGCACACGGAACAGCCTGTTTGCGCACAAGCGCCTGGTTGCCTTTGATCACAAACAGAGCGTCGACACACACGTACTCGCTGACGCTCCGAAGGCCATCGACCGAGGGGGCTGGATCAAGGATGTTTTTGCCGTCAAAGAAGACTTGGTGGATCACGCCTGAGGGGGTGAGGACTTGCAGGATTGCCGGGTGACCGAGGGTCTGAAGGATGTCTGGATTGGCTGTCGACATGCCGATGCCGCTGGCTTTGACGAAGCCTGGAAACGCGGTATACACGGGCGCATAACCCAGGCTGAACAGGATCGAGGCCGTGTGCTGTATTGTTACGCCGTTGCGTTGTTTGTCCGTGCCATAGAGGTCTAGCGACTGCTCGTAGGTGATGCCCAGCGCGTTGGCTAGCGTGGCGATGCCGCAGTCAAATGGAGTGCGTTGACTGATCATTAGCTGAGCTCGCTTGTTTTAGTTTTTGCGAGCAAATGAGCATCGGATTGCTGTTGCTGGAGTAGCTGATCCAAGTCTTGGCCGGGAGCCAGGGTAGTAACCAGGGCAATGCCAGTTCCGTTGTCTCCAGAAGGTGCATCGTCAGTGACTTCTCGATAAACAGGTGGGGCAAACTCGGACTCGTGACGAAAGATTCTTTCTAGGATTTTTAGGGCAAGATGGCCGTCAGTTTGAGCTTGTTTGAACGCAGCATCAGTCATCTTCTTTCCGGCCTTAGCTCGGGATATCTGGATTGTGTCTAGAAACTCCAAAAGAAGTTGGTCTTCTTCGGGCACGTTTTCCCTTGTCGGATACTCCTTCGCGAGCTCTTCGGCCTGATTTTTCCAGAAGTAAAACGTCGATCTGGGGATGCCGACATTGCTGTAGGCGATTGCCAAGAAGCCAGTCTTGGACAGCTCGTTGCCTAGATCTTTAATGAGCTTTGTTGTCAGTGATTTCGTCGCCATGCTTACTCCAAGAACCGCACGCCGTACTTGGCGATCATCAAGGAGTCGGATATACCGTCGCGCACAGCACGCTTGCCAGCTCGTGGCTTGCCGTAGATCGCTTCAGCCTGGAACACCTCAAACGCAACTTCTGCGATCTGCTCTTTAGATAGCCCTGTAAGGCTCTGATGGCCACGCCACTCTTGCGGTCGCGAATACCTAACCTCTGGGCAAAGGCACTCAGCAACAGCCCTGACTGCACCAAAGGCATCGCCGAAATTGAACATGCTGACAACACCTTGCCCAGGCCTGGCACCAACCAGCTCCACGACTGCAAGTTCAGGCTTGTGCAGATCGATAAACTCAAATACGGGACGCGGATCAACCAGACGCTTATTGCCGTCAAGTGTGATGGTTGGCATTGGAATACAAGCAATTAAGTTGAATTGCTCGTCGATGATAGATAGTCCGCCAGAGAGGCCTGGATCGATCCCCAAGATCTTTCGCATGTCGTGCTCTTTATTATTATTCTTATGCGACTATTGTAACACTAATATAGAGGCTTTATTTGTGCGCAAAATTTAAGCAAAAAAAAGAGCCGTCGTGGCCCTGTGTTTTCTGTACGTCATGTGGTCTGGGTATTTCAGCGCCTGCGCTTCATTCTCTTTGCGAGACTGTAGTTGTTTGGCTTTGCATCGTACCTCAGTGGCTCTTTGCTTTCGAGTTGTTCCGACAGGGTGTTAAGTCCCTTACCGACGTTTTCAACTAGCCAGCCAAAGTGTTCGGTTTTCTTGAATTTTGACACTTCGCCCATGTAGCAATAGTCAAAGCCATTGTTCACGCACCACTCTTCGAGTGTCATCCGAGTGCCATCCTTTCTTGGTGGTCTTGAAAATGTCCACGGGCAAGTGATGTCTCTCGACTGAAATACGAAGATGAAGTGAACGTGGTTTTGCTTTGCGGAATTGACGTATTTCTTGGCGTCGGTAAGCGTGGAGATCCTACCTTTACATTCCCAAACAATGCGGTTGTTCAGAATTTCGTTCGTGTCTGATTGATATGTGCTCTGAATAACATAGTCAAGCTTCAAATGCTCCGGTTCGTATTCGTAACCAACAAGGCCTCCGAATTCAAACTCCCATGCTTCGTTGTGAGACCTGTAGGGCTTGTAGACGGGGTAAACCGATGGCAGCATAATAATCTCTTCGCCCGCTTCCAAAACACCTGTGCGCTGACGGTTATAAGTATTCCAGTGGACATCCCGCATTGCATTCAGACTCACTTCAGTCGTGTACTTCAGAAGATTGCGATCAATAGACTTGCTTCCGGAGAGGAGCAGGATGCGAGCTTCATCAAGGAGTCTGGGATTCGGGTTTGCTGGATCAAAGACCTCAGGCGCGTCGTTCAGGATGACTGAGTGTTCCTTGACGCTTTTCTCGACAATAGACCAGAGTTTGCTGTCCTTGTTCTTGAGTTCAGCCTCAAACAGCTTTTCAATATCAAGCTCTACATAAGAAGTCATGGCCTTTCCTTTTTTATTCTTGCTATACCTTTCATCATAAATATGAGCATTTGGCCGTTCAATAGCTTTTAGCAAGTTTGTCAAAATATTTATATTGGGTATATTGCAACGCCTTCCGTGGCGCTCTGTTTGATCAGATGTAGCGCTTCATTTGAGCCAGGGATTTCGCAGTGATCACGTAGAAGAACTGTTTGCCTGTTGTCTCATGCTTTTTGACGACAAGTCCAAACTGGCTGAAGATCTTAGTGATGTCGGCTTTCTTAGCTTGATCGCTTTTAGCTGAGCTCATTCTGATTCCGGCTTTGAGGACGTCAATGCGGATTGTGTTCAGGCTGTCGAACAGCGCAGCACTGTGATCACCAGTCCATCCGTTGCCCGATGTCATTGCGGTCAGTGCTGGATTCAGCAGGGCCATTACCTTTTTCGAGCTGCGCTCATCTGTTGCGGCAAGGGCTTTGGTAGTGCTAATCAGTTCGCGGAATCTGATGATCTTGGATTCACCTTCGCCATGTCCCCAGATCATCGCGTCATCCAGATCAAAGTCCGATACCTTCATCACCTCAATTGCCCTTGCACGAGACGCCTCCAAGTATTCCTGTTCATTTACCGAGCCGAACTCTTGAACACGCTGAGCAGTCACTGGGTCAGCCTTGACGGCGTGGTTGAGGCCTTTGGCTACGTCACGCTTTACAGCCTTGCGGGACTGACTGTCTGCTTTGAATCCGGCCAGAGATAGGTCATCGTCATGCTCCAGAACCTCGACAGCGAATCCACGCGCCAAGAGGCTTGCAGGCAACGTGCTTTGAATGTTGTCGCGCAACCAGGCTTCGTTTTTGCGATGCGTGTACTCCAGGAACTGGAACTGCAGAGCACTGAGTTCTGATCGCACGAGAGCTTCGGCTTTAGCTCGTTCGCCGTCCTTGAAGCCCAGGGTCGCGAGCAGGTCGTCGAGGCACACGGGCTTGCACTTGTACGACGCCTCAACAGCCTCAGACTTGCTGTACTGGGGTGGTTTGATTCCGACCACAAAGGACGTGGCAGTGCGGTCACGGCGAAGCATCTGGATCGCATCGCTTGGCACCACCTGCCCTTGGAACACCCCGAAGTGAGCTTTGAAGTGGCCGGAAGTGATCGACAGGGCTGAAGTGATTACAGGACTGTAGATGACGACCCGGTGACTCGATACATTTGGGTTCGCGATGAAGGCAGCTTGCTCTGGCCACTGAGCGTTGTCAGCGGTGACTACCAGCACCGCAGGGCCACCTTGCTTCTCGATGGCTTTGGCAAGGGCCAGGGCTTCTTTAACGGCATCACAGGCGATCAGCGTATTAGTCTTGCACGCCGATTCAATCGCCAGAGCACGCACATGATTGATGTCACCAGTCCGCACAGTAATGCCAGCGTGCGTTGCAGGCTTCTTGAAGAGCTTGTAGTCGGAGCCGACCATCTCAGCGCACCGGGCATTGATGTCAGCATCGCTCATGATCACGTTTGCTGTGCGTTTGACGACAAAATCCAGGGTTTCCCAGACTGCCTGGCGGTTCTTTACTTCGCCGCCCAGGACGTGCGAGATCACTTGGGAGGCTTCGTCGATCACGACCAGGTCGACCTCCTGAATGAAGCGCTTGAATTTCAGGGCGGTCAGGGAGTTGACGACGATCTTCAGGCCCTTGGCGTTTTGTAGGTCGCTGGGATCGTTGCACTCGTCGTAACTTACGATGCCTGGCAGGTTCGCAAGGGTTTTGTTGATTGAGCGCCTGTGAGAGATCACAAGTACCTTCCTGCCAGTATCCAGGTAGTGCTGCATGACTGGTTCGTTGATGATGGTCGACTTGCCTTCACCGGTTGGGAGGCTGATCAGGTATTTCCCACCGTCTGCCAGGATGATGTCGCGAATGGCTTCTGGAGTCTCGGTGGAGATGCCTGTGGCTTCCAGGACGTTGGTTTTCGAGTTCATCCGTGCCGTCAGGAATTCGAGCTTGCTGTTGATAGCTGAGACGCAATCGGCCTGATTGCGTCCTGTTGCTTCAGCGAGCGCCAGGACTTTCTCCTGGGTTTTGCCGGAGACGAAAACATCACGAGCGATTTCGAAAGCTGCTGTGTCGAAAGCTTTATCGCTGCTGTCAGCTTTAACGATCATCAGTGCGATAGCGATTTTCGACATGCTGTAGATCGACTTTGTGATTTGCCCGTCGTTTGCGCTGTGCAACCCTGAGGCTGTTTTATAAGCGACTGAAATCGCGTTCAGGACGTTTCCGTCGATAGACATGAGTCGAGTAGTGCTTGCGTATTCTCTGAGCTCAAGAGCAGTTGCAAGGGCCTCTTGGTTGTTTTCGATAACTACTGTTTTAGGTGCGCTATTCATTTGTACTTCCTCAGTTTTAGGGGCTCTCTCATTCCCCTGATGTAGCTAGTATTCAAAATGAGCAAACAGTGACACAAGATGTCGCGATGAAATTAGGCTAAATAATTAAACCAGGTATACATCCAGTTCTTCGTAAAAGCGTTTCTCTGAGCCAGGTGTTTTATCTCACCACCCCATCTACTAGCTCTCTATATAGAAGAATAAAGAAATGACGGTAGGTAGATGGGGTAACGCCCCCAGCATGACTAAGAAAAACTTTTTGTGAACCCCCTTGAAGCTGAGCTCAGCGCAGAAACACGGAAGACACACACTCAATAGCTGCCCTAAGCTCTCGCCAGCCCAAATAAATAAAAAAGTAGTTGCGCCTATGTTTGCTCATTTTGAATACTGAATACATCGAGGCAAGAGAGAGCCTCAAAAAAAAGGAAAGGGTAAATGACCATTAGATATGCAACACAGACGACCGCCTCTACAAACTACGTTTCGAACAAGTCAGCTGACTCATTGAAAACGCTGTTCGAAAAGCACTTTGAACAGCCAAAGGTTTTGGTCGAGAAAACGAATGCCATGACGTTCGTACCGGCCAGTTTTAACATCCCGGCGCGCAGTGACCTCAATGTGGTCTCGTCTTCTTTGATCATCTTCGACATCGACCAGAAACTTGGTGAGGGGTATGACGACGACATGATCGCGCTGGAAGAGATTGAAGACGCGCTCCTTGACCTGGGTCTTGAGCACTTCCTCTATACGAGCCACAGCCACACGCTGACTGCACCGCGTTTCAGGGTAGTGATCACCCCCGACAGACCGTACTTCCATGAGGAGCACAACCAGATCTGCGCAGCGATGCTTGAGACCCTAGACGACTTTCTGGATGGCAGACTCCTTCGCGCTATCGACCCTTGCTGGAGGGTTCCATCGCAGTGCTACTACGTCTACACCGCGCATCCTGATCGCCTCGCTCATGCAATCAGCTTTTACAACCCTGGCAACCCGGTCGAAGTGCTTGAGCTGAAGCTTCAGCAGTCGAGCTATGGCCTCAGCATGACTTACAAGCCAGGAGCATCACGCAAAGCAACTGGCAATACCGGAGCCCGTGGCAGATCTTATGAGCTCAACAGAATAGTCGGCGGAATGATCACCTCGGCTACAGAGGAGGAGATCGCCAGGAGGTTATTCGAGGTCGACAACACTGAACACTCAGACGATCCGTACTTCCGCGACATGCAATACCCACGCAATCGTCCTCGCCCAGGTGAGTCACCTGAAGCTGCAGCATGGCGCTCCTGTCAGATCTTCGCGAAGTCCCACATCAACTCAATTCGCAGGAAGTTCAAGAAGCAGGTCGATACAACTATTGTCGTCAAAAAGTCGGAATCGACGGAAGCAATGCCAACCCACGACGCAATGATCAAGTTCAAGTCGTTCAACAGTAAACCCACAAAGAGCGGTGGCTCATCCGTACTGATGGAACTTCAAGTCATGTCAGGTGATCATGCCGGGCGGCACTTCTGGCACAGACTTTATGGTAGTGGTAATAGCGACATGGCAATCAAGATCAGCAACTCGACCATCCAGAAGATCGCGAAGGCCACTAAGACGCCTATGGAAGAACTTCAAGATGTAATCAAGGCTAGCGGCGCAACTGTGATGGCTCGCATCAAATACAAACCTGGCACTAACGGCTTCAAGGCTCAAAACGAAATCGGAGACTTGCACATCAATACGATTTAAATTTGAGAACAAAAGGAGTAAAAACCACACACTATATAATCTGCTATGTTATAATTAGTTGTGGTTGAGGGTTTACCTCCTTTTTCCTTCGATCATGTAGCCCTGACAGTCTCTCTCATACCTGTCGGGGCTTTTTTATATCCGTGAAACAGTATTCTTTAAATGTACTCTTAAGCGTTAACGGTATAGTATCTTTATACTGTGAAAAGTTACAGGCTGCGCCTTGACGAGCACTTCCCAAACAATTACCGTGAATTGACAAGACGGGTAGAGAGACCTGTTCTTGCTATCTCAACGTGTAAAAAAGGAAAGTCGAATGCCGGAATACCTGAACCCCCGCGAAGCTGCGGAAATCCTTGGCCTGTCTGCTGAGACGCTGCGATTCTGGCGCTACAGCGGCAAGTTCAAAGATGATCTCCCAGCTCATAAGCATCTCACCCGTCGCGTGTTTTACAAGCGCGATGATGTAGTGCGCTTTTCGCAGACGATGTACTGCCCGGCCTGA